GCCCCACGGCGCACACGCGCCCCACGGCAAGCCGTCACGACACAACGCCGCCGCTCATAAGGCGGTAGGACGGCAACGCCGCCCAACACAGGAACGGCACGAACGACCACCCCCAAGCATTGATGGATGCAGTAACCCGCAGTTGCGATGGGCTGTCCATCTCCTCCGGTGTAACTTTTCGTGATCGTCCTGAAGGGTGAGCCTCAACCCCTTGAGGGGCAACCTGGGTACACCTGATGCGCGTACTGCTTGAGTGTGCGTAAGGCACCATATCGGATGTGCTACAACCTTCATTCGGTTAGCCGGTGAAGGGCGGCATCGGCACGACTGAGCGAAGGCGAAGCGAGCAAAATTTCCGCCCATTACTCTAATGCGGCTTCGTGTGAGTGATCGCACGAAACAGTCCAAAGCCTGTGCAAACGCAGATGGGAGTGCCACACTCTAAATGTGGACGCCAGTTACCCAAAGGACTCTTGCAGACTCCATGAGGAACCCTTGAGCGAAGCAAGACAAGTATGGGTGGTGTCGTCTGGTGTAGACGGACGGCGTGCCGGGCGTATAGGACGGCAACAGATGCACTCTTTACCGGGAGTGACGGTCGAATGCTCTTAGGCAGGAGATATGCGAAAGCAAGCTGAATGGTGCGGCTTAGAAGGTGCCCAAAAGGTGCCGCAAAACATTGCCTTAAGCCACAAACATTGCGTAGCCTTCAATGAAGGTATGTAATGGGCTGAAGGGTAATGGCATGGGTGCTCCAATGGAGAGGAAATGCACTTTGATGGGCTTATCTTGAAGGTTTGTAGACGTGAAAAGAATAGAAGTTCCAGGACGCATATGCCGCAAGGTGTGTGCGTCCTTTTTGAACCCATACACCCACGGCATCGGCTGAAGGGCAGGTGCCGTGTAGTATGGGCTCAAGTCCATAAATCAAGAAACATGGAGGGAATGTCAATGTCTAAGGTGCTTGAAAGTCTGCGTAAAGACATTGAAGTGCGCATCAATGCGTACAACGGTCTGATCGCCAAGAAGGGCGACTTTGCCGAAATGAACCGGCTTGAAGGTGAAATCCGGGATGCTGAAGCGGCTTATGCCGAACAGCAGATGCGCGAAGTCTTTGACGAGTGCAAGAAGTGGCCTCATCCCATTCTCTATGCCGTTGAGCGGTATGATTACCCGGTTCTTGCCCATCGCCTGAACCGCGAAGAGGGCGTCGTTACCGAAATGGTGCTGGTTGAAGATCGCACCAAGCAGATCGACCTGGTGAAGCTGTGCAAGGCTCTCGGTATCGCCCACCTGTGGGAGTACAAGGTTGAGAAGTTCGGCAACCTGCTCTGCATGAGGGCTGCTAAAGAGCTGGGATGGTCTGATGCCCAGATCAAGCAGATCGAACGCCTGTACTACTGCAATGCTCTGTCCCGCAAGGAAGATATGGGCACGGTTCCCACTTCCAACAACCAGATCGTGAAGCTGCTCCAGCAGGTGATCGACGCGGTTCTGCCCCTGGATGCCGAAACCGGCAAGTCCAAGTACCGCTGTAACTCTCATGATGTGGCTTACCTCCTGATGGCTTACACCAAGAGGAATGGCAAGAAGAAGCTGACTATCGAGGTCGCCAAGAACTCCTTCGTTCACCGCCTGGTGATGGACGTGATGCACCGCATCGTGACCGGCGCCACCTACGATCTGAAGTATCAGATGCGCAAGGAAGAGCCCACCGAAGCCAAGAATGCAGAAGCCACTGCGCCCAAGAAGGGCAAGAAGCTCGTGGCTTCCGAAGGTGAAACGGTTTCCATTCCGCGCCCTGCCCGGAAGAAGGCTGAAGCTGAACCCGTTGAGGTTTCTGCTCCCGAAGTCAATGAGGAGCTTCCCGCCATCGACGAGATTCCTGCCGATGAGGTTGCTTAAGGTTTTTCGATGAAGGTCGTGAGCCGCACTTTCCGCGCCATTGTGATCGGGTATATCCTGATTTCAATGGCGCTTTCCCTTCTGGTTTCCATAGGGGTTTTCAGATGGGAACTCATTGTGCATAGAGCACCGTTTGTCCTGGTCGATGTAGCTTTTTCAGAAGTCGAAGGCATTGATTCGCCCGATCACAAGTTTGGATATGACCAGCACGGTGAGTACATCGGTTTTCGTTCTGATGTAGAAATCGGGGATAAGGTTCTTTCCCTGATGGTTTATGACCCCTTGAACAACTACTGTGACGATATTGCCGAACGCTTTGATGTGGCGGTTTGGCGGTAAGAAAAGGAGCTTCTGAATGAATAAGGCTTTTTACCTGCACGTCGTCTATGCCGATTGCGGCAACAATGCGAAGGGTTTTGAACCCAAGGTTTTCGGCATTGAGTTCGATGACAAGAGCGCCGTCAAGGAGTGGCTTGAGGATTCCAACAATCTGAAGGCTGTGGTTATTTCTCATGCGAATCTCACTGGTGTGAAGCCCGGTGCGGTTTTCCTGAAGGCTGTCTACGCTGATTCCGAGATGTGTGAAGAAATCGGGTTGCCGGATGATGGCACGAAGCTCGAAGACGTGATCGCCTGCCTGTTCAAGCGCTGGTTTTCCATGAAGCAGAGAAGCGGCGCTTTCCCGACCATCTGAGGAATTGATTATGGAAGCCTTCATCTTCCTGGCTATTCTTACGTTCTGCGCGTTGGCGGTTTTGATGCGCATTGAAGATCCCGAATGGCAGGCTGATCGGAACATTACTCGCCTCGCCAAAGATTCGCTCAAACGTAAGCGGCATCCGCAACCTAAGCGCGGATACCGCTACGTTAATGCAGGTTATCCCATTAGAAGGAGATGAGCATATGACAGGTTTTGAACGCAGGGGCTGTGAATTCCAGATGGATTCCAGAACGGTTTCTGAAGCCGTTAAAAACTTTGCGTATTCCTGCAAGGTTTGCTGCAACAAAGGAGTTAGGATTTCCTGCGACCGATGCGCAATTGCGGTCACTCATGAAAATGTCGTTGCCGCTATCCGCGATGCCGAAGAAGAATACCGGAAGCGGGAGGTTGAAAGTGTCAAAGCTCAGAAGCGCATGGCGCTTACTGTTCCCACGACCATTTAAGGTCAGTTCTCGTCTGTACTTTTTCTTCCCCATGTGGTATAATACTCCTACCGCTAAAAGTTTGGAGGTGTACCACATGGAAGGCGAAAAGGTTTTCAACACAGATGTAAACAAGCCAGTCGTCAATTATAGATTGAACTTCATGTTCAAAAAGATTTCGGTTTCTAAGATGTCCTTGGTATATTGGCTGATGCTTCCTGAGTTTGAAGCGGAAATGCTTGCCAGGTTGGACAACAAAGAAGCGATAGATAATCGGGTTGTGTGCGAGTCTATGAAGCGCATCTATGCGAAGTGGGAACACTTGCGCGATAATTCCAACGAAAAACCTGATTTCAATTATTCTCTTGCTCGCCGAGGAATCCATCAAATTGAGAAAGCGATGGCGGAAGAGGAATAGAGAGAAAGTTTGCGGTTATTAAACACGCATGTTGCTTGGCAACACTGAGGTTTCTATGAGCATTAAGAAAGTTTATCCCCTGACCACCCCGGAAGAGATTCGTACCGCGCTTCGTAAGCGCACGGTACAGAATTCCATTTGGAAAGATCAAGCAAAAAGCGGTGTAGATTGCCGAGAAGAACTTTTTGCCTACATTGACCTCATGTCCGAAGATGAATGCAAAGAGTTTCTCGACTCCGTAAGAGAAGCTCCGTTCATTCCTGATATGGGTTTGATGTGGACGGAAGAAGTTGCCAATTACCTCATGTTTGGTGATCTGCCGAGCAATATGAGGTATTCCATGGACAGGTGCGCAACCTTTGGAGAATACGTCCAGAAGAGCACCAGAATCGAGCCCATTCCTTACCGAACCGACTATGTGAAGAAATGTGTGGACAAACGGTATTGGTGTTTGTTACCGCTCGGTGGAACTGCCAACTACTATAGTCCTTCACAGGTTCTTCGTCTGGCTATCATTTTCCACCATTCGAGCGAGCTTGCTGAGTACATTGCTGAAGCGTTCTTCATTAAGGCCGCTGACCTTGAGGACTGTCTCAAGCCGACGGTTAAGGTTCCTAAGCCGCTTACCATCAAGCCCAGGCAACGCAAGACTCCTCAGAAGAAAGTCGTTCTGCAGGTTCCTGAAAGCGCTTGCGTTTCGATTGATGTTCCTAAGTCCGCAGAACCCGAGATTCCGAAGGTTGCCGAGGTTCCCAAGGTAGTTGAGGTTCCGAAGCAGCGTCGCAATCCGGTTGTTGCTGCCGTTCCGAGGTTTGCCGCAGAAGGTCGATCTCAGTTAACTCCTGAACTGAGCAGAGAAATCGATTCCTATATCGAAGCTCACTATTCTCGCTTTGGCGGTAGTGATACTGCCCAGAAAATTGCTGATGATACTGGATTAACCAGACATGCAATATGTCAAAGGGTTCACAGAATCAAGGTAAGGAAAGATCAGGAATCCGGCGCCAATAAGTATGCCGAGGTTCATCATAATTCCGGCAATGTTTCTGTCCCCATTGATGTAGAAAAGAGGGAGAAGATTTTCGAGGCAATCAAGACTCGTCTGCGCGGCTTCGGCGGAAACGACAAAGCCGTAACACTTGCAAAGGAATTTGGTGTATCGGACGGCACAATCTATAGATTTGCACGGCAGATCCGCGCCAACATGGCAGCGGCAACGACATGAGGAGGTGAAGTTTTGACCAACGAAGAATACATTCAGCGGCTGAACATCCTGTACAACAAGGTTCTCAGCTTCCGAAAGGATACCGACTATATTGTCAATCAACCCCAGATGGATAAGCTGATCGCAGTCCTGGAGTTTTTCCTGGATGCCGCAAAAGACCTTGACGGTCAGGTTGAGCCGGTCAAGCTCAAACCCAAGGAAGAGCATGGGGGAGTTACCGCAACTTTCCTGGTTTTCGACCTATACGATCAGAAGGTTCTGAGGTTCTGCGAGGTTATGAAGGCTTGCTCCGCCATCACTATTGACACCACCTCCGAAGGCGATGTCTGTATCTCCTGTACGGTTCCCAATGTTTTTGTTCACAAGTAAGCCGAATCCGCAATAAAAGAATAGTTTCATGGAAAGACGCTGACGATTTTCGTACAGCGTCTTTTTTCTGCCAATTTTCACGGAGGTGACGCAATGGCACGAAAAATTAGCATCGTTATGGATGCACAGCCCGTAGTTCAACAGCCCGAAATCCCCGAGGAAATTCATCCTCGTCCGACATATCTTCCTCCGAAGCATGAAGAGGAAGTTGATTATGAGATCATCGAACAGCGCGAAGGTGAAATCGATGAGCTTATGACGGAATTCATCTGCGCTTTAGTCGGTGCAGATACCCCTGAAGAGAAGGATCTGGTAGGCTATGCTCTGCAGGACGAGCTTGAATCTCTGAAAGACGAGTTTGAAGAGGTTCTGGCAAATCATGGCATTACCATTCATCGTCCCACAATCGTGGAAGACTCGAACGGCAATGAAGTCATCGTCAATAGTCTCTACGAGGTCAGTGAATGAAAGGAAGGTTCCTGTGAATTGCATGTATCGTCGCCGCTATTGCGCATCGCCTTTGGAGCGTTTTCGCATGGATCTGAGGTATTTCTTCCGTAAGAATTTCAAGCATGTGATGGCATGTGCGGGCGAAGCCCTCTTGGGAACCGTCTGGTTTCTTGCTGTCATTTTCTTCCTCCCGGTTTTTGTTGCTTTCTTCCATTGACCGGGAGCGGGTAAGCGGTTTTCCCGTCTCGCTTACCCCTTCGTAATGCGGCCAAGGTTCGTCTCAAGCCGAACAAATCCTGGACGAGCCGGTGTAGTTCAGGTGAAACGCAGAGAGAAAAGAATTCGAAGGGAGGTGAACGTGATGTTAAATAACTGGTGCTTCTGCTGGGATTCTTATGATCCTTATGGTTTCGGCTGTAGCTGGCGGGCGGACGCCATCAACAGACTCGATGCCTGCAAGGACATGGAAAGCCTGCGACCTTTCCGCCAGGTGGAGAGCTTTTCTCCCTGTAGGGTTTTCAAAATGCGCTGGTTTGTATCGGCTACTGGCAAGTAGATGCCTAAGATTGCTGTTGCGAACTGGCGGCTCTATTCCGCTGGTATATATGAATAAATGACGTTTGTGGTTCAGAGGGGTTCGCCAATCAGGCTGAATCCCTCTGATTTTTCAGCCTTAATGCGGCCTGCATGAGCAGACGGTGGCAAGCCCGTGAAAAACGCAGAGCCAAGGTTACAGAGGTATCCACACCGTCTGTAATCACGACACTGTTTTCTCCATCTACGGACAAGATGTCCAGAAAGGAACTGACATGAAGCAGCGTTCTCGTTCTCCCACCAGCCAGCCCGGTTTTCAGCCCAAGGTTCTGCCCCTGCCTCTAAAGCCCATGAAGGGCATCACTACATAATCTGCATGAAGTAAAGGAGATTTCACCATGATTAAGGTTACTATCGGCAACAATCTGTCCCGCCAGTCTGTTATCATCGACGAAAACACCACCCTGCGTACCGCCCTGGAGAACAACAATATCGACTACACCGTCGGCATGACCTCTCTGGATGGCTCCACTCTGGGCGCCGGCGATCTGGACAAGACCTTCGCTGATTTCGGTATCACCGAGAAGTGCTACCTGTTGAACGTCGTCAAGGCTGACAACGCCGCCTACATCAAGATTGCGGGTTCTGCCTGTGTCATCGAGTCTGCTCATTCCCTGGCCGACATCAAGACTCTGGAAAAGTATCGTCCCAAGACCCTGAGCCTGTTCGAAGGTGAAGCCGGCAAGAAGGAGGAGGTTTTCCGCATCGGTACTACCGCGAAGGGCACCGGTTCCATCAACGCCTACGGCGCTGCTTTCGGCCCGCAGTCTTCCAAGGACGGCAAGGCGACCATCACCATGATGATCCCCGATGGCACCGAGGATGCGAAGAAGTGGGCGGAAGAGCATATCGGCGTCGCCGTTCTGAACCTGAACAAGGTTGAGAAGCAGTTCGAAGCTGCTCTGACCGAAGTCAAGGAAGAGAAGAAGGCCATCAGCGACACCATCACTGTGATGTAATCCTTCCCTCTCCGGGTTTCCTTCATATCCCCAAATAGATTTAGACTCCCTCTCGGCGATGTGTCGGGAGGGAGTCGCTACATTAAGGTGGGTGCAATATGTTTAATAAGAAGATCAGAGAGACTCCGTTGGTACGGGGTATCGCCAATGAATTCTTTAAGATTCACGGCGATTACTTTAATGACGACAGGTCTTTTCTGGCAACGCTGAGAGCCCTGCTTCATAGACGCTCCAACGGTGCGGACATAAACCTGTCTATTCGCAGTTTCGATTCCTATGGATATGGTTCGCATACCTTTACCAATCTCGCAGGCGTTTTTACGCGCATCTCTCCGGTGCCCTTTGGTGCCAACACCCTCTCGATTCGTTATCTTGTAGGCCCGTCCAATGACAATGCCGCCATCCTGAGCCTGTACGATAACACTGAATCCGGCTTTACCAAGGTATTCCCTAATTACCATGAAGCAAAAGACCTTCAGGTTTTTGTACAGAATCGTGGAAAGCTCAATGCCCGCTTTTACATCAATGAGCAGGACAAGGAAACTTTCATTGTGTGCGAAGGCCTGACGCTCTGTAACTTCCATCTCCTCCAGTCCCTGACTCCTCGTCTTTTTCCCTGGTTTTTCTCCGATATTCCGCTTGATGAAGTGGAAGGTTCCCTGCTTGATGCGCTTACATTCCGTAATGCTACTGAGTATGAGCGTATTCTCTCCCTGCTGGCGGATCGAATCGATTTCCGTGAGCACATGATTAAGAACGTTATCGGCGATTTTGATAAGATCGGTCGCCGTGAAGAAATGCAGCGCACTAAAGATCAGATCACTGATTACCAGAATCAGATTGATAATCTGAATAGAAGGTATCATGAATATCTGACCATGCTCGATGACTTGAACATCCGTCTGGCCGGCCAGGAAATGGCAATCGAAGCTGCATCTGATGAATCTGAACTGATCGACTATTTTGTCTGCAACCGAAACCTGATGCCCGTTCGTGTGCGGGGGCGTCAGATGGAGTTTACTGTCAAAACCTTCTTCGAAATATTCGACCCCGAACAATACAATACCTACATTCGCAAAACCGGTTCTTGCTTGTACACCGGGTACGATTACCTTCCTCAGTTTGAGGATATTGCGGTTCGACGCAAGATGCTGGATGCCATTTTCTCGGACGAACCCATCCTGAAGGTTAAGATGTGCGCGAACTACATTATCGATCTGCGCGGAGAAGCATCGGCCCATCGTTTCTACGAGTATGGAGACGAGTTCATCGATTATATCCCGAATCCGCATATCCAGCATTTTGCCTGCTTGGGTAATTACAGATCGTACATCAACAGGATGATCCGGGACGGAAATCTCATAGGTGCCATCGAGCAGTGCATGGCTTCCGCAAAGAGCTTGAATTTTGCCGAAGCTCACACTGTCCGCTATTTCCTGAACGATGTATTTACCAGTACCCACCGCATCATCCGACTGCCCGATGGTCGAGACGTGACTCCTGTCGAAGCTCTCGAATATCTCAACAGCTTGGATGCCAAGAAGGAGGAAGAAAATGTCTAAGCCGATTTTTCTGACCAAGGAATATATCGACAATATGGTCGAGGAGTTCCGCAAGAATGTCACGGATGCGAAGATGTCCGATGGCAAGATTACCTTTACCAAGAGCTTTGATTACACCGGTGAGGATGATACGAAGGCATATGTGGTTTTCACGCCGATGGCCTATGTCAAGATGCTGACTCTCCTGAAGCATTTCGATTCCGAGGTCGCATGGCATGGCACCGTTAAGCGCGAAGACGAAGATACCTTCATCATTACCGATGTGGTGGTCTATCCTCAGACCGTCACCGGTTCTACGGTCAACACTGACCAGGAAGAGTATCAGAAGTGGATGATGACTCTGGATGACGATTACTATAACGCCATGCGTATGCAGGGTCATTCCCACGTCAACATGGGAACTTCTCCTTCCGGTGTTGACACCAACCACCAGCAGCAGATTCTTGCCCAGCTCAAGGATGATGACTACTACATTTTCATGATCTGGAACAAGCGTCTGGATCACACCATCAAGATTTACGATTACGCCAACAATGTCATGTACGAGGATAAGGACATCGTTGTCAGCATTGCCAATGATGAATTCGATGTCGAATCTTTCATTGCCGAATCCGACCATGTGGTCACTCGCAAGACCTATACTCCGGGCAGTGCATATGGAGGAAACTATGGCGGAAGCTACGGTGGTAATTACGGCGGCAACTACGGCGGAAGCCGTTTGGCCTATATGGATGATGACGAGCCTGTGAAGCAGCCTGCCAAGATCGAGCCCGTGAAAGGCAATGTCACGCCCAAGGGTAAGGAAAAAGGGGAAGAGAAGCCCAAGGGTAAGAAGGGGCGTCCTCCGAAGAATCCCGAAAAGGCCAGTGCCGAACCCAGCCAGATGAGCATGGCGGGCTATCCCGGATACTTTGGCGGCAACAATGCTTCCGTAGACTGGGATAAGGAAATTTTCGGCGACCATCGATTTGACACTTAAGAAAAGGGGAATGAGTCACATGAAAAAGATCATTCTCGTTGCCGTCCTGATCGTGATGCTCTTTTGCCTTACCGGTTGCACGGAAGGATGGAAGCGCACTGTCAAGTCGTATGAAAGCAACTGGGGCGGCGGCCTCAATCGTACCGTTTCTGTCTATAGCTACGACGGAGACATGATTAAATCATGGTCGGGCAAGTTTGATGTTAGCGATAGCACCGATGAAGTATATTTCGACATCAACGGCAAGCGCGTTATCATCCAAGGTGGTATCATCATCAACGAAGAAAACTAAGGGAGGTTTAGTCATGGATCTTTCCAAGTCTTATGAATTCTTCAAACCCGAAATGTGCCGTGAGCGCATTCATATTATCGGCTGTGGAGCTATCGGCTCCACGGTCGCTGAAAACCTGGCTCGCTTTGGCCTGACGAAGATCACTCTTTACGACTTCGATAAGGTCGAAGCTCACAATATCGCCAATCAGATGTTCACGCAGGATGACATTGGTAAGATGAAGGTTGATGCAGTCGCAGAATATCTGCTCAAGATCAATCCGGAAATGAAGGATGACCTCGTTCTGGTACATAAGGGCTATACCAACCAGCGCCTTTCTGGCTATGTATTCCTCTGTGTGGATAATATCGACCTCCGCCGCGACATCGCCAAGGCTTGCGTTGGCAATCCTTTCATCAAAGGCATGTTCGATTTCCGTATGCGTCTGACCGATGCTCAGCACTACGCTGCCGCATGGAATGATGAAAAAATGGTGGACGCCTTCCTGAAGTCTATGGCATTCTCCCACGAGGAAGCCAAGAAGGAGACTCCGGTTTCCGCCTGCAATATCACCCTGTCTGTTGCGCCTACGGTTCGAATGATCGTAGCGGCGGGTGTGTCCAACTTTATCAACTTTGCAAAGGGCGGCCCGCTTCGCAAGCTGATCCTGGCCGATGCGTTTAGCTACGCAATCGACGCTTTTTAAGGAGGTAAGTCATGAAGATTTCCGAAATTCCCGTTGGAGAATATCTGGTCTTTGGTCAGTTTCTCCGAAGCGGCGAGCGGACACCCATCAACCTCCTTTGGAGAAAAGCATCTGAGCAGAACGATTTCTATGTGAATGATGGCATTGGAAAGTTCTGCGCTGATGCCCAGGAGCCTGAGAATGAAAGCCGTGACCGCCGTGAACGCGGAAGTAACTTCTTCCCTCAGACGAATATCTGCCAGTTCCTGAATGCCAGTGAAAATGACTGGTTCAAGCCTCAGCACGAAACGGATGTGGCTGATAACACTCTGAAGAATCGCCCCGGTTTCCTGAGTTTGTTCGAAGCATGGGAGCGCAAGATGATTACGCCCCATGAAATCGTTACTTCTGTGCCCGTCGGATTTAAGCGGAAGTATGGGGAACAGGTCAAGACAACGCTCAAAGTCAGTATGCTGTCCAGAAGTCAGCTGTATGGTGGCGAAGATCTGACCGAGGGCGAACAGCTGGCTCTTTTCGTTCGCGGTGCTGTTACACCTGTAAACCTTCTGTTCAGAACTGCGGTGAATACTGGACTCTGCGCCGTAGATCGTCGCGGAAGGTTCGCTAATCACTGTCCTGCCTCAGAGTGCAACATCGTTCCTTTCCTGCGTCTCGATGGCGAGTGTTCCGTTGAATTCAGTCCGCTGGACGGATACTATTATGTTCTTCCGCCTGAAGAAGTGGTAAAAGAGATTACTGATGAACTTCATCAGCTCTTGAAGTAAAACCTAAATCTGCAATGTATAATTCAATCTCTTGATTGAATGCGTCGAGGTGTAATCCGGCGTAACAAAAGGTCAGGACGACGGAGGCCTGCCTCCCAGTGGCCATGGCGCCTTCAGGGCTCGACTCCAGCTCGAACACTCACGCCACACAACGTCCCGAGGCTCATCGCACAATCTCAGAACCAAGATCTCACAGGCAAACGAACGCCTCGACACGTCAAAACCCTGACCTCCCCAGACCTGCACGCCCTGCATCAGAGTTCCCAAGCTCCCCAGTCCCTGGAAGACACCTCCTCAGCAGCTGGCGCAGCAGGCACACCACATATGTTAGATTGCAGATCATGAAGAGTAAAGGAGGTATTTGCATTGCCTTACATTACTATAATGCAAACTCCCAGAACCCATCAGATAACACTGGAGGAAATCCTGAAGGGTGAAGTCAACGTCGATAACATTTCACCCGAGTCAAAGGATGTTTCAGCCACAGTCACCAGGTTCTATGAAACAGTCAATGAGGATGTCGTTCGCCGGTCGGATATTCCTTCGATGATTCGTGTCTTAGAGGAGTTTGTAAAGAAGCACGAAGCTCTGTATGGCGCAAAGCGTGCTTCTCTTTACGAAACCTTTCCAATTCCCAAGAAGTCTGGCGGCCTTCGCTGGATCAATGCACCGCATGAACCTTTGATGGAAGCACTGAGGGAACTCAAGTCCATCTTCGAAGATAAGATGTTTGCGTTGTATCACACGTCCGCTTTTGCCTATGTGAAGCATCGCAATACACTTGATGCAATGAAGAAACATCAGGCGAATGAAAGCAAGTGGTTCGAAAAGACAGACTTCTCCGATTTCTTCGGAAGTACGACCATCGAGTTTATCCTCGGAATGATGGACATCATCTTTCCTTTCAGCGAAATCATGAAGGACGAAAAGGGAAAGCAGGTGCTCAGCAAAGCGATGGACTTATGTTTCCTGAATGGAGGTCTTCCGCAAGGCACTCCGATTTCTCCAATGCTGACAAACCTGATGATGATCCCCATCGACCATGCCCTTTTCAACGCTCTTCGCAAGAAGGGCTTTATTTATACCCGTTTCGCAGACGATATTCAGATTTCCAGCAGATACGAATTTGACCCTTTGGGAATGGTGAAGGAAATCGATGCGACCCTTGCACGATTCAATGCTCCGTTCAAGATCAAGTCTGCTAAGACGAGGTACGGTTCCAGCTCCGGTCGTAACTGGAATCTTGGATTGATGCTGAACAGGAATAACCAGATTACCGTAGGGTATCAGGCCAAGAAACGTTTCAAAGCAATGTGTACCAATTACATTCAGGACAGAAAACGCGGAATCAAATGGGATCTGCACGATGTCTGCGCACTAAATGGACTCAAGTCGTATTACAAGATGGTCGAGAAGGACTACATCACCTACGTCATCGATCATCTGAACAAGAAGTACGAGGTGAATCTTGTCCGAATGATTCGAGCAGACCTTCGTGGCGACCCGTGATTTCCTCCTTCTGGCCATAAGAAAGCTGGATAAACGATCTTATAAGAAGCTCGTAACTTCGGCTTTCTATGGTCTACTAAAGGAACAAGAAATGTGACCATTTTTCCTTACGGGGCAAATCTTGAAAAGTCCCGTATTTCAAGGCTTTTCGAGGTGTCAGAACTCAATTTTAGAACCGAGTTGGTTCTAAATCGGAGGTGCAATCATGCCTTACGGATACTTCACGCAGCATGGATATATGGGAAGAGTTCAGGATAACATGATCCTCTTTGCATCTGAACAAGATTACCTTGAGTATATCGAACAACCTGATGACCGTCCTTCTGATGCGAAAAATCCAACTGTTTGATTCTGACCATGCCTGAAAAGCGCGATTTTTCCATCTGTTTGGCACCCCTGTCACTTTTGCTAATATACAAGAAAGATGGAAATATGCGCATTTCCATCATACAGATAAAGGAGAGATATTCAATGGCTCATATTCGAGCTCATATTCGACTGAATAATCAAAATGACGCTATGGGTCTGGTTCAGGCTCTGTGTAGTCACAGTGATGATTTTTCCATTGAAAACTTCAATGGAGATCATCGAGTCAACGCCAAGTCCATCATTGGCGTCATGTATGCCGCGCTGGATTTCAATGATGAGATGTTCCTCGTCAATGACGCTGGCGGTGCTATTCCCAGTTCTGTCGATGTCTATCGCGTAGTTGCCGCCTGATACTGATAATGGGAGGTATGGATAATGGTTTCTGTCATTTCCAAGATTGGAAGAACGGTGTCTTGGGCGGACATCGTAGAGTTCGATTCTCTTGCGAGCGGAGACGTCATTTCGATTACGCTCAAGAATGATGAGCGAGTCGATCTCGAAGTTGCCCATGATGAAAAGGGAGAACAGTTCATTGTTTTCCGTGATTGTCTGAAAGAACCTCACAATATGAACGACCGCGATACCAATCGCGGCGGTTGGCGTGATTGCAAGATGCGCAAGTATGCCCAGGAGGTTTTCGAGCTCCTTCCCGACGATCTGCAGGCGGTCATTATTCCTACTACTATTGTCCAGTGTATCAATGGTGAACGCATTGAATGCGAAGACAAGCTCTTTTGCTTGTCCTACACGCAGATGTTCGGTAAGAACCAGCGCATCAAAGACATGGAGCCTGAAGATACTCAGCTGGACATCTACAAGCTCCGCCGGAATCGGGTAAAGGGATACGGCGTGGATAATAACGATTACTGTTATTATTGGCTTCGTTCTCCGGGTACCGGCTCCACGGCGAACTTCGGCCTTGTCCATTCGGGTGGCGGCAGCGGCAGCAGCGGCGCGAGCGGCACGCATGGCGTGTGTTTCGGCTTCCGTATCCAATCTAAAAATCAGAGCTCCGAGGAGGAAGCGGCGACTTAATGTTGCCGCGCCTCCTCTTCAGGGAAATTCTATATAGGAGAATGCGTATGGTAAACGAAGAAAAGAAGTTTACAGTTTCGCTGATAAACAAGTGTCCGACTTACGAAGTGCATGGAGACAAGGAGACGAGCCTTGATGCCGTATGGAATTCTCAGAAATGCTTTTTCTCCCAAGGAACTCGGGTTTTGATTTCCGATGGGGTTAATTCAAAGGTGTTCGAGAGGGGTTGCGATGGCCGATGAAGCTATGGATTGACGATACTCGTCCTGCTCCAGATGGGTATTTGTGGATCAGAAGCGTGAATGTTGCAAAGGCAGCAATAATTGAGTTAGAAACTCAATATGCGAAATGTGGTATTTATGCACACAAAGAAATGTTCGCGGAAGCGCCTCTCCACAGAGCAAACGCTCTATCATTATTGAAGAACCTTCTTAAAATCGAAGTTATTGACATAGATCATGATGCGGGCACTTTTGCCGTAAATGGGGGAGATTATATCAAGCTCCTTGACTGGCTCGAAGAAACTGGTCGTAACTATCCCATCAGGATTCACAGTATGAACCCAGTCGGTGCGGGAAACATGCGACGCATCATTCAGCGAAACGGTTGGACTGAGGTTGAATAGGAGTGAAACACATCATGAAACAGCTCTTTTATAGCGATGTAATGCTTCAGAAAGATCTGGAGTTTTGCGGCATTATACGAGAACTCGAAAAGAATCCTCAAGTTTTGCTCCTCACCTGCCCTGAAAAGCGTGTCATCCATCATATGAACTGTGAAATGATAGGGCATAGCAGTGTGTGCCACAGGACAGGTGAAACACATATAGGCTATGCAACTTATTATGTCACCTTCATGTACAGAGGGTATATCTTCTGCATCCAGAGTTCGATGCATTATCCTTTTACGGATGAAAACTACCCTGGTCGATTCAACTTCATTGCTTATGAAAGAGTCGGCATGGAGAAGAAACTCCAGTGTTCTTACTTTGAAAAGTATGAGGACTTGGCATCGATTCGGGAATGGATTTCTCATCACAAGAAAAGAAGCATTCGTTACGCTTCCGTTCTTCGTATTGACCCGTATATTGAATCCCGACATACAAGCCGTATTTGTGAAATCGTTGACCGCAATGGCGGCTTTCGTGAAAAGAAGATTCTCGATTCTTTCCCGGTGTTCCTCAAATCTGAAACATGGAACGATGACCATAAAGTTGTCCGTGTTATTACTGGTGATGAATCTCTGTGTAGCACGGATGGCCATCGAGATTCTTTTGATTTCGACCTTGTAACAAATAAGATTTGCGGGTAACACCGCAATTCATGGGCGGATGGCCGAGCGGTCAAAGGCACCTGACTGTAAATCAGGCTCCTCTGGATGCGGTGGTTCAAATCCACCTCCGCCCACCACAGTATCTGGCTGTATATCAGTTTGGTAGATGGCGTGATTTGGGATCACGAGGTCGCAGGTTCAAATCCTGTCAGCCAGACCAAATAGCAATTCATTATGAGTAGGATAACGAAATGGCGAAAGAAATTGGGATCTATAAGATTCAAAATCGGATTAACGGTAAGATATACATAGGACAATCCAGGTGTATATCAAAAAGATGGAATAATCATAAGTCGGCGCATGAAGAAAGATTGCTGCATCTTCCACTATATAAGGCCTTTGCAAAATACGGGATAGAAAATTTCTCGTTTGAGGTGGTAGAAAGCTGTTTAACGTCCGAACTCAATGAAAAGGAAAGATACTGGATTTCGTATTACAACAGCATGGTTCCGAATGGTTACAATTCGACTCCGGGAGGACAAGATGGCCACAGTAATATTATGACGAATGAGCTATACAGCAAAATAGTCGATATGCTGAAAACTACTTCGTATTCTACGGATGAGATTGGCGATATTGTTGGCATTTCAGGTAGTATGGTACGTTCGATCAATCGAGGCGATAGCTGGGTGATGGATGACATTGAATACCCGATAAGAACTCAATCCGTATATAGAAAGTTGGTCAGTAAAGACAAACTGAGGCCAATCGATAGCAATATCCAGTGCGGTAAAAGAGTATGCGGAGTGTGTTCTTCAGTATTTCAAAGTCGCTCCAAAGGTCAGAAGTATTGTTCCATAAAGTGTTCTCATATTGCACAAATGAAAAATGGATGTATTCCTACCAGAGACGATCTAATTAAAGATATTTTACAGCTGAAGAGCCTGTGCGCAGTTGGTCGCAAATATAACGTAACGGGCAACTCAGTTAAAAAATGGTGCAGGAAACTTAGAATTCCTGTGGTTGACATCATAACTGCGCACCGTTAGTTTAGTGGCAAAACACGTTCCTTCCAAGTATGTGTCGCGGGTTCGATTCCCGCACGGTGCTCCACTTCTGCACCAGTAGCTCAGATGGATAGAGCATTGGCCTTCTAAGCCATGTGTCGGGGGTTCGAGTCCCTCTTGGTGCGCCAGCCATCATAAAGGCGTAAGTCTATCAAAAGTAGCGGTTGTTTCGGCAGTCGCTTACGAAGGGGAATAGTTTAACGGAAAAACTCCTGATTCCAAATCAGATGTAGATGAGGGTTCAAATCCTTCTTCCCCTGCCAACCCAGTTAGATTCAGGGTTCCTTGTATGGCGGAGCATGAGAAAATCCGCCCCTCCAGGCGACAAGATAATGCTTTCTAACGGCAAAAAGGCTTAGGTCGTCTCGCCTCTGATAACATTAAACCGTTTCCTGTTAATTGATTCAGGGTTGTGAAAACAAGCGATGAAAAAGTATCAGAGGTTTCTATGCGCCTCGTAACTCAGTTGGTAGAGTCACGCAGGGGAAACTGCGTGGTCAAGGGTTCGATTCCCTTCGGGCGCAACGCTGACGCAGCACAAATTAGACATCCGTAGCTGCGAAAACGGACTACCGTTGCGGCTTTATACGTCCTTTCAAAACTGAATAGAAGCCGCCATGCGCAGGATCGGTTTTTCTAACTGATGGAATGCACTCATAAGACGAATTACGCAGAGGGATTAAGGGCTAATAGAACATTGAGAGATATGGCACTTGGCCTGTGGGAGCTCACGCAAGGACGCTTGTTCCATGTCCACCTTAATTCAGCATGACATTGGAGATGAAGATTGGTCGCTGTGCAACCTGGGGGATTAGCTCAAAGGTAGAGCATCCGCTTTGCAAGCGGAAGGTTGAGGGTTCGAGCCCCTTATCCTCCACCACATTGTGGCGTAGCCAAGCGGTAAGGCACGGGACTTTGACTCCCGCATTCGTTGGTTCGAACCCAACCGCCACAGCCAACTCAGAAGAAAAGGAAGGGGTATTTACATGACTACGGAAACCATGACTGTCCATCAGGCTCTCAGCACCCTCAAGATTCTGGATGATCGAATCCAGAATCAGATTCGTGGCACGACTTTTATTACCACGAACAAGCATTCTAATGATAAGATTGCCGGCAAGCCTGTCGGTGACTACAAGGATGGCATGAAGAGCGATTATGAAAGCATCATTGCTCGTATCAATCGCAGAGCGGCGATCCGTAATGCGCTGTCCATCTCCAATGCCCAGACCAAAGTGACCATTGGCGGCAAGTCCTATACGGTTGCAGAAGCCATTGAGATGAAGAAGACCGGCATGGAAAACCTGCGTCTGCTTGTCAAGCAGATGACAGTGCAGTTCGCTGCCGCAACGCTGGACTTCAAGCGCACCAACGGAGATGAGCTTCAGGCTAAGGCAGACGCCTATGTTTCCGGCCTGTTTGCCAACAGTGAAAAGGCAAAGAGTGACGAAGCCATTAAGACCCGTGAAGCATACATCGAAATGAACTCTCTGGATATGGTCGATCCCCTTGACATCAAAGCCAAGGTCGAACAGCTCAGTGAGCAGATCGATGCTTTCGATGCTGAAATTGATGCTGCGCTGAGCGTAAGCAATGCGCTGACTACCATCACTGTCAGCTACGATACCAAGTAAAATAAGATTCCGCTGTTACTGAAAACCCTAAACGATAGGCTCATTCGACACTTTCCCCTGTTTGGACGAATGCCAAATAAATGTAAACAGGGAAACGCATTTGGGTTGCGATATAATATGAAGATGCTATGCAAAGCATAGAGAAACAAGCCAGGAGCGCTTGTTTTTTGTCTCAAAGCTCAAAGCATAAAGCTCAAAGTGTAAGGCTTAGGCATTAAAGTTTATACGCAATAAAGCTCAAGCGTTAAGGGTCAAGGGTTAAAGCTATATCAAATCTCCGATTCAAGGTTTTCGCATTAGTCTTATCAGGGCGATGGGTGATCCTCGGAGCTGGTATCAGCGGGAACTTAAATAGAACCAAAGGAGAATCAGAATGCTCGAATCTATCATGTCTGCCGCTGTTTTTGTTGGTTGTTTCATCGCCGCAGTCCTCTTGGTTGTCTTCATCGGCAAGGTTATGTACAAGAAGGCTCCCCCGAACATTGCAATGGTCATCACCGGCCCGCGTGGTTCGAGAACCATCATTGGTCAGGGCGCTCTTGTCATCCCCATTATCCAGCGAGTTGACTACATGTCGCTCGAAAACATTCAGTCCGACTTTACTTCCCGCGATGAGATTCCCACCAAGGACGCAATCAATATTATGGTTGATGCGGTGGCCAACGTGGCGATTTCCAAAGAACCCGAACTGCTGAAGATTGCAGCATCCAAGTTCCTTGGCTATAAGCCCGAGCAAATCAAGGAAATCATCACTCCCGTTCTCGAAGGCAACATCCGCGAAATTATTTCTCAGACCACTCTGAAAGAACTCATTCAGGGCGACAAGAAGACTTTCGCTGAACGCATCATTGAGAACGTAACGCCCAATCTGCGTGATATGGGCTTGGAGCTGACCACCTTCAACATCCAGAACTTCAAGGATCGCAACGGCGTCATTGATAATCTGGGTCTGGAAAACACGGTTCAGATTTCCAAGGATGCGGCTGTTTCCAAGGCTCAGGCCGAAAAGGAAATTGCCATTGCCAGAGCGCAGGCCGCTATGGCTGCCAACGAAGCTCAGGTCAAGTCTGAGCAAGAGATTGCTAAGCGCAAGAACGAATTGGCAATCCAGAGAGCCGAACTGAAAAAGATCGAGGATGCCAAGCGAGCAGAAGCCGATGCTGCTTATTCCATTCAGGAGCAGGAACAGCGTGCTTCTATCGAAACTAAGACTGCCGAGGCTAACTTGGCTCGTCTGGAAAAGGAGATTGAGCTGAAGGAACGTGAAGTCGCCATCCGTGAACGCGCTCTGGATGCCGAGATCAAGAAGAAGGCTGAAGCAGACAAGTATGCTGCTCAGCAGAGAGCCGACGCTCGTCTGTACGAACTTCAGAAGGCATCAGAGGCTGAGCTTTTCCAGCGACAGAAGAAGGCAGACGCTGAGCTGTTCGAAGCTGAACAAAGAGCCGCCGCCGAAAAGGCGCGTTCCGAAGCAGAGCGTATTGCTATGGAGAACGAGGCGGCAGGCGTTGCCGCAAAGGGTCGCGCTGAAGCCGAAGCCATCCAGGCTAAAGCGGAGGCTGAAGCTGTTGGTATTCTGAAGAAGGCGGAAGCCATGAAGGAATACGACGATGCCGCGAAGCAGCAGATGGTTCTGGACGTCGCGTTGGAATACGTCAAGACCATGCCGGACATTGCAGCGGCAATTGCGAAGCCCATGGAAAGCATCGACAACATGACCATCTACGAGGGCGGCACCTCCAATCTGACCGGCACGGTTACGACCGGTATGAAGCAGGTGCAAGACGGCTTCAAGGATGCAACCGGTCTGGATCTGATGGCTCTGCTGTCCGGTATGCTTGGTGGAGCTATTGCCGACAAGCACTAATTGTACATAAACACATATTCTCTTGGCACCCCGTTCATTGTGGCGGGGTGCCTTTCCATAGGAAAGGTTGATAGCGGTGGATGAAAGAACCTTCGTTGCAATTATCAATTATCAAGAGGAGCCAACAGCCGAGCTTCCTCCGATAGAAATGCTTGAGCATGAATTCGGATGGCTCGAACAAAGTGGCATGAGGTTGACCAATTGTGCATTGCTGGACGATTATGACGTGCGTTGGGAGCGGTATCTTTTGTTCCTCGTACAATGGGCAATTGACCATAACAGCGATGAGTATGAGGGTATGTCTCCTCCCAGCTATGATGAATGGCGCAACAAAATAGACTAAGTGGATGTGGTGTAATTGGCAGGCACGCTGGTTTTAAGTCCCAGTGCGTAAGCGTAAGGGTTCGAATCCCTTCATCCATACCAAATGCAGGGTCGCTCCCTGCTGATGTGAGCGTTGTGGATTCCTCACAGAGAATGAAAATGTCCGCTGAAAAGCATTGGAACTGGACAGTTGCAAATGTTCGGCTTGATCTGAGTAGCCGTGACCCAAAGGATACAATGTTCAATCTAAGCGGGAAACACACAAGCCGGGGTATCCGAAATGGCATAGGAAGCAGCCTCAAAATCTGCGATTTGTGGGTTCAAGTCCCACCCTCGGCACCATTTACTTGGCCTTTTAGCTTACATGGTGAAAGCAGTAGACTGAAAATCTACGGAGGCTGGATCGTTACCAGCAGAGGCCACCACACATGCCGGATTAGCTCAGATGGCCAGAGCGTGCGTTTTGTAAGCGCAGGGTCATGGGTTCGAGTCCCATATCCGGCTCCATTTCATCAATCATTTTAGGAGGTGTTCTCGTTGCTCATATGTCTTTCTTATGATACTCGCAATAGCAACAACGGCCTGAAAGTATACGCTTCAGACGACGTAAGAGAAGGGCGCTGCTGCGGAAGTTGTGGCAATCGAGAACATGTGGCGCATGGTTCTTCGGTGTGCAAAATCGACGGGCATCGTGTCGGGTATCTGGATTGCGATTTCTGTTGGTGCAGGCGCTGGAGAAGAAATCGGAAGTTCGATTGAAATTGTAGACACAAGTGCTCCTATAGCTCAACGGCAGAGCAATCGCATCGTAAGCGATTGGTTTTCGGTTCAAATCCGAATGGGAGCTCCATCTGGAAGGTTGGCAGAGTGGCTTAATGCACCTGATTGCTAATCAGGCGTGCCTGAAATTCGGGCACCGTGAGTTCGAATCTCACACCTTCCGCCATTCTTTAGCAAGGAGTGATAGCATGAAGCCGAATAACAGAGGTCGTTCCAGAAAGATGGATTGGAAACATGCAAAACGCAAGCGTTCCATCGTCAGGAACATTATGGGTGGAGACTGGTATGACAATCTTCATCAATATTCCAAGAACAAGATTCACTGCTCCTGCTGTATGTGCAATCCCCGCAAGTCATGGGGAGGTAGCCCGAATTCTATGTCCAGCAACAAGATTTCGGATCAGAGAAAACTTCAGGCGATGAGAAGCGACATGGATGAAATGACTGAAGACGATCTTCTGGAAGAAGGTGCGTGATTTATGTGCAGTGTATGCAATCCGAAAGGCTATGTTCCATATGTTGCCGAAGTCGATAAGAACGGAAGAGAAATCCATCGCCTGAAATGGGATAACGAATATCTTCCGATCAACTGCAAAACCAATGGAACCGATTATAAGATCGGAAATTTCACCATCTACCGCTGCCCGACTTGCGGAAAGCGGTTATTCTAATCTGTTTGCCACCTCTACGACAATGGCGGTGGCATCATGGCTCGTTAGCTCAAAGGTAGAGCACTCGGCTGTTAACCGATAGGTTCGGGGTTCGAATCCCTGACGAGCCGCCATTACCTTCCTGTAGCTCAGTTGGTAGAGCACTTGACTTTTAATCAAGGAGTCGCGGGTTCGAGTCCCGCCAGGAAGACCACTGCTGCGATACACTTGGTTATTGACAGGGCATGAAAGCGCATTTACGAGCTTGATGGAGACAGGCTCGCGCTTGCCAGGAGTATCGCGTTCCCTCCAACCAGTACAGCTGGACATCCGGCAGATAGTAGGACTGGGCTGTCTGCCGCTTGTAATGCAGCAAGAAGCGTTCCAAGCCGCTTGACTCGAAAGAGGATGCAGAGGACAAGAAATCATCAAGGAGGAGTACGATGACGGGTATAGTCAAATCTGATTCGGATAGAAAGACCATCTATACGCATGACGAAGCGGCAAGAATTATCGATATGTTCGAAGAAATTCTTGAGCAGCATAATGTCCGTATCCCCAGTCCGGAGGACGAAGAAAGAGATTCGGACAATATGGTTGGGCTTTACGGGAGTACCTATGCAAACCTTCTTGATGACGTAGAAGCTCTTTTGATTGGGCTCATCGAAGACGCCGCCCACGGATGCGAGGTCATTGAACATGAATTTTCCGGCGAATACTAAAGTTTTCTATCATGGAACTACGGATTCTCTCCAAATTCACAAAATTCTCTTGCCTCCCATCATCACGAATTGCAAGCGTGAACATTGGAGGAAGAAGTACGAAGATAAGGTTTTCTTCACAACGTCTCTTGCTACTGCTCAGAAATTTGCCAAGAAAGCCTGTATTAAGTACGGAGGAAATCCAATCGTCTATCTTGTTCGCCCGATCGGTCAATACTTCAATACCATTAACGGCGAATACATATCCGATAAGGCCGTTATACTTGGAAAGTTCTAAGGAGACGCAGTATGAAAAAATGGCTTATCTCATTATTCTGCAGACATAAGTTCGTTAAAGTAAGTTGGTTTGAATCTACTGACGGCAATGTTCGATTCTCAATGCGGAAATATCGCTGTAAACGCTGTGGTAAAGAACGCTGGGTTGATGGCCGCAATGACCGTTTCGATAGAATTCAAGCTCTTAAAGAAGTGGTTATACCTTTTACAAAAAACTGACCCGTAATGGAGAGATGGCCGAGCGGCTTAAGGCAGCGGTCTTGAAAACCGCCGACGGCTCCGCGCCGTCCGTGGGTTCGAATCCCACTCTCTCCGCCATTCCCTTTAACTTCGCAATGTATAACTTGGTTCTTATTTCTAAGGATTAAGTGCTTCGAGGTGTAATCCGGAGTATCAAAAGGTTAGGATGACGTACCCCGCCCCAGAGGCACCTGCGAGCCGGCAGCCCGGCTTCAGGCGCTCAGCGATCAGGCGATGAACGCGGCCATCGCGCTATTTATAACGTCGAGTCTGCAGCATCCGCCCATCCCGAGCAGATCCGGCATGGTCGTTAGACATCTCAACACGTCATAGCACGAGCTGACGACTCTTCGCCGACCGGTATCCAGGGCCCGCACTGTCATCCTCAAGCTCATCCATACAATGCAGATTGCGAAGCATTCACAATCACAGTTCGTCATGAAGATACCAATCACCAGTAAACATGAATACATAATTTCTGGAGATTGTGACTTTCTGGTGTAATCGAAAGTGAAACCCAATGCTCCTTTCGTTCGGCTCGCGGCAAATCCTGCTTCGGATCAAAGATCCTCCGCAGGCTGTGCGCTCGAAACTTCGGATGAACTTCAGCCAAGGCTGAACTTCCCCTAAGTTCCTCGCACACAGGGCACCGAATTATTATTTGCCGCTTCGCCTCACGATTCGTTGGGCATGACCCTGGCAGTTTCGACAAGAAAAGCCGAGGTCATAGATGACGAACATCATCTAAAACATATCAAGGAGGAAAGGAATTTGAAGGAACTTCTTGTAGTCGTTGACATGCAAAACGACTTCGTAACAGGTGTCCTTGGCACAGACGAGGCCAAGGCAATCGTGCCCAAGGTCTGCGAGAAAATCGAAGGCTGGCAGGGCGACATCATCATGACCAGAGACACGCACCAAGACAACTACATGGACACGGCTGAAGGCAAAATGCTCCCGGTTCCTCACTGTATTCAGAACAGTGATGGTTGGCAGATCAACGAGGACGTACAAAAATCCTATTCGAAGATGAACTGTGCTGGCTCTGGTCATTTTTTCGCCATGCTCAATAAGCCCACCTTCGGAAGCGTTGTTCTCTCTAATGTAGCAAGCGATGAACAGTATGACCGTATCGTTCTTTGCGGAGTCTGTACGGGCATTTGCGTGCTGAGCAACGCCATGCTGCTTCGCGCTGTGCTTCCCGAGGCAGAGATCATCGTGGACGCAGCTTGCTGCGCTTGTGTATCTCCCGAATCTCACAAAACGGCGCTCGACGCTATGGCTCCCTGTAACATCAAGATCATCAACGGCTAAACGGAGGGGTTAGCTATGATTTGGCTGAACAATTACCGCATCCAGCTGGACAGCCGGTTTCCAGACGGAACTTTCGCGTTTGGAGTTTCCAGCCCCGATGTTGCCTACAATGGAGGCGAGGCAGTAATCCGCTGGCATTATGAGAGCGAAGATGAAATGACAGCGCTTTACTACATTGTCCGTCATCTTTGGCAGCATTCCGCTTTTAAGGGCGTCTCGCTCGTTCTTCCGTATTGTCCGAATGCCAGAATGGACAGAACGCATCATGATTATGAAGTCTTTACGCTGAAGTATTTTGCCGACTTTATCAACATGCTGGGCTTTAAGGCGGTGTATATCCTCGATCCTCATTCCAATGTTGCAACTGCGCTCATCAACAACTGCAAGATCCTGTCCCCAGAGCCTTATATTCGCAAGGCGATGGGAAATATGGATGATCCCGATTTGCTTCTGTTCTACCCGGATGAAGGCGCTATGAAGCGCTATTCTGATATGATTAAAACTCCATACGGATTCGGCATTAAACGTCGCTGCTGGGAAACTGGAAAGATTACCGGCCTCGATGTTGTTTGTAATGCCGACATCAAGGGCAAGAACGTGCTGATCGTGGATGACATCTGTTGTCGCGGCGGCACGTTTTTTCATTCCGCAAAAGCCCTTAAAGAACTTGGCGCGAAAAGCGTTTCGGTTTTCTGTTCCCACTGCGAACATGCAATCTTTGAGGGTGATTTGCTGACGACGGATTTTGTGGATCATGTCTATACCACGGACAGTATCTTCCACAAAGAACACGAGAAGATCACCGTTTTCCCCCTGAACAAATGAAAGGAAGGGAAATATGAAACTTAATCCGCTTTTGCTGTGTGACTGGTACAAGGTGGTACATTCCGACATGTACCCTAAGAATGTCACGAAGCTGGTATCGTATTTTACGCCCAGGATGTCCCGCCTGGAAGGTCAAAATAAGCTCGTTATGTTTGGCCTGCAGGCATTCATCAAAACGTATCTCATCGAATGCTTTGATGATTTCTTTTTCTCTCGTCCGAAGGATGAGGTGTTGGCAGAATATGCTCGCATCGTTGACAACGGCCTCGGAAAGAATTCCTACAATCTCAAAAAGATCGAGGAGCTTTACGATCTGGGCTATTTGCCTCTTGAGATTCGGGCACTGCCCGAAGGTTGCCGTGTGAACATCAAGGTTCCTATGTTCGAGATTTCCAATACTCATCCTAAGTTTGCATGGCTGGTCAATACCATTGAATCAGCGATCTCTGCCACGCTTTGGCACGCTATGGTAAGTGCAAACGTTGGTGTTATGTATCGAAACATCGTCAATAAGTATTACGATAAGACCGTCGATGATTCTTTTCCTCGTGCCAAAGCTCTTGGTGATTTCTCCATGAGAGGTCAGGAGAGTATCGAAAGTGCGGTAATGTCCAGCGCTGGTTTCTGCCTTTCGTTCCTGAATACTGCAACCGTTCCGACTCTTCCATGGCTTGAGAAGTATTACAACTGCGATTGTACCAAGGAACCCGTTGCATTCGGCGCGATTTCTACCGAACACAGTGTAATGTGTTCAAATTACGCTGTCGATGGAGACGAAATTACTTTCGTTCGCCGACTGCTTACGGAAATCTATCCTCATCATTCTTTCTCGATGGTATCCGATTCTTATGATTACTGGAATCTGGTGGATAACATTCTTCCTCAGCTGAAGGATGAGATCATGAATCATGATGGATGCCTTCTGGTTCGCGGAGACAGCGGTGATCCTGTTGAGATTGTTACCCAGACTGTCTTCCATCTTTGGGAAACGTTTGGTGGTACGGTCAATTCCAAGGGCTATAAGGTTCTTGATCCTCACGTCAAAGCCATTTACGGTGATTCCATTACACCGGAACGCTGCGAAAAGATCTATGAAATCCTGACGCAGAATGGTTTTGCATGTAATAATGTTTCTCTTGGCGTCGGCTCTTTCTCAATGCAGTGCCTTGAACATTATGACCAGAACGGTGTCCGTCACTTCGATCCATTTACTCGTGATACCTTTGGCATTGCCATTAAGGCAACTTATGCAGAAGACGAGAATGGAACCCCCATCATGATTTTCAAAAATCCCAAGACGGATAACGCGCACTTCAAGAAATCTCAGCGAGGATGCTGCGCCGTGCATTTCGATGGAAAGGATTTTTCCTGCGTTGATGGCCTGACCTTTGCTGAACACAACGACGACCCCATGAATCTTCTGATTCCTGTTTTCCGCGATGGCAAGATGCTGAAAGAGTATTCTCTGTCGGATATTCGCAACATCTTGTGGTTCGGCAATTTCTGAACCAATACATATGGAGGTAGCGCATATGAGCTTAATGCGTGAAGTATCCCCTGGCGAACTGCTCCACATGCGTGAAGATGGAATGAGCAACCAGGAAATTGCCAAAGCCCTTGATGTTTCCTATCAGACGGTGCTTCGAGTGATTGGCAAACAGCCTTCCAATCTGCGCAAACCAGCCGTTCGCAATTTTGCTGCGCCGATGAACGCAGCGCCCATTCATGAAAAAGAGGAACCGGAAGCATGTCTTGCGGTTCTGAGCCGCAATGTTTCTCTTATGGGAGATTTGGCCGAGTATTCTCTGGATTGTGCCGAAGACATTCTGACTATGAAAGTAGGAGAGGGCACTGTCTGTGTCCCTTTCCAGAAGATCGGATTACTGATGAACGAGCTTGCAGCTATTCAACGGAATATTCCTCGTGTCAAAATCGGCAATGAGATGTGGTAAAGGAGCGAGTATATGACTCTTGAGCAAATCAAAGAAATGGTAAACGGAGAGGAATATGACTTCTTGCGAACCAATCCTCACCTCGCAGGCCGACTTATGTTCCTTACGCTTGGCGGAAGTCATGCCTATGGAACCAACATTGAAACATCGGATGTAGATGTAAGAGGCTGTGCAATGAACAGCAAGAGTGATCTTCTCGGCCTCTCAAATTTTGAACAGGTCGTAAACACGCAGACCGACACTACCATCTATGGCTTCAACAAACTGGTCAGCTTGCTTCTGAACTGCAATCCCAATACGATTGAAATGCTCGGCTGCAAACCGGAGCATTATTTTTATGTTTCCGATGCAGGCCGCATGATGATCGACAACGCAAGCCTGTTCCTTTCGCAAAGAGCGGTCAGTTCGTTCGGAGGATATGCTACTCAGCAGCTTCGCCGTTTGGAAAACGCGCTCGCCAGAGACAGGTTGCCGCAGGCAAAGAAAGAGGAACACATCAGAGGGGCACTGGAACGAGCCCTTCGGGAATTCGCTTCCAAGTATTCCGATTTCGATCAGGGTTGTATCAGCCTCTTTACCGACGAGAGTTCTCGTGACGATCTTGATAAGGAAGTGTTCTGCAACATTCACCTTGAAAAGTATCCTGCCAGAGAGTTCAGCATCATGCTTAACACCCTGTCCAGTGTACTTCGAGATTACGAGAAGTTGCACCATCGCAATCATAAGAAGGACGACGATCATCTCAACAAGCACGCCATGCACCTGATTCGTCTCTATCTTCTGTGTCTGGACATCTTGGAGAAAGGCGAAATCAACACCTATCGATACAACGACAGAGATTTTCTGCTCAGTATCCGAAACGGTAAATTTCAGCGCGAAGACGGTTCATATGCGCCTGAATTCTTTGAGATGGTGAGCGAATACGAGAAGCGTCTGGAATATGCGAAGGCAAATACCAACCTCCCAAAGCATCCGGACATGAAGAAGGTCGAGGAATTTGTTATCGAAGTGAACAGGAGAGCTATCGATGCGTAATATCCAAATCCCGCACGGCGCCAATTTCATCATACAGGATTTGCGCAAGGCCGGGTTTGATGCCTATGTCGTTGGTGGATGCGTGCGAGACAGCTTGCTTGACCTTGAACCGAAAGACTGGGATATTTGCACATCAGCCACTCCTCTTGAAATGAAGGCTTTCTTCGCAAAACGCAATATCAAGACGATTGATACAGGCTTACAGCACGGAACAATCACGGTTAATCTCGGGGATTCTGAGCAGTATGAGGTTACGACTTTCAGAATTGACGGACTTTATTCTGATAGCCGACATCCTGATAGTGTAGAATTCGTGAAAAACATAGAGCTGGATTTAGCACGCCGTGATTTCACTGTTAATGCAATGGCCTATGACGGAGAAAGAATTATCGATCCTTTTCATGGTCAGGACGACCTGAATAGAAGAATCATTTCATGCGTTGGAAATCCAGATGACAGATTCGGAGAAGATGCGCTTCGAATCCTGAGAGCAATGCGCTTTGCTTCTACATATGGTTTTGCCATTGAAGAGAAAACATCTCAGGCAATCCATAGGAATAAAGAAAAGCTCCTGAACATTGCAGCAGAGAGAATTCAGACCGAGCTATGCAAGATGCTCTGTGGTCGAGGAGTTCTTCAAATCTTACTGGAGTATAGCGATGTTATCTCTGTCATCATTCCAGAAATGAGTCCCTGCATTGGATTTGACCAAAATAACAGGTATCACGAGTACACCGTATACGATCACATTTGTCATGCCGTAGAAAACTGCGGATTAAATGACATTGTTATAAAGCTCTCGTTATTCCTTCATGATATTGGCAAGCCATGTTGCTATACCACGGATGAAAACGGAGGGCACTTCTATGGTCACGGAGTATACAGTCGAGATCTTGCCGAAAAGGTTCTTGACAGATTGCGTTTTGACAACAAAACCAAGCATGACGTACTCGAACTTGTGTTGTTCCACGATGCCGTTATTGAGCCTACCCCGAAGACAGTGCGCCGATGGTTGAACAAAATCGGTGAACTCCAATTTTCAAGACTGGTTGAAATCAGAATGGCTGATATTCTCGCTCATAAGGAGAGCACTCAGCAGTCTCGAATTGAACGCTGCGTATCTCTGGCAGCTATTGCCTATGAGATTGTCGAGCAAAACCAATGCTTTAGTCTGAAAGATTTGGAAATCAGCGGAAAAGATGTAATGGAGTTGCTCAATATAGCGGAAGGGAAAAGAGTCGGCTTTGTTCTGAACAAGGTTCTTGATGCTGTAATTGATGGCTCTTTGAAAAATGAACGTGTCCATATTGTCAATTACTTGAATGAAAACAAGGAGGTGTTCTCTTGCGAATTCTCATTTTGATGCGCGGTGCTCCAGGTTGCGGCAAATCCACTTGGATTGAGAAGAACGGCCTGTCTGACCATGCACTTTCGTCTGATAAGATTCGTTCCCTTTTTGCCTCCCCGGCACTTGATCCACAAGGTAAGCCCGTCATATCCCAGAAGAACGATAGAATTGTCTGGGATACCTTGTTTGCCATGCTTGAACGCAGGATGCAGCGCGGTGATTTCACGATTATCGATGCCTGCAATTCCAAGACGAGCGAAATGACGCGCTACAAAGAATTGGCGCATCAATACCGCTATCGGATCTATTGCCTGGACATGACGGATATTCCTCTGGAGGAAACCCTCCGCCGTAACGCCCAGCGGCCTCCGCTCAAAATCGTTCCACAGGACTACATTGAAAAGGTATACTCACGTTTCCAGACACAGAATATTCCAGCCGGAATCAAGAGAATCACCGTCGATGATTGGGAGCAGATATTTACTACTCCTTTCGATTTGAGCGAATATGATAAGGTCGTACACATCGGTGATATTCACGGATGCTACTCCACTCTCCAGAAGGTGTTCGGGGAAAATCCTGTGGATGGCATCGATGATAAGACCGCCTATATTTTCTGCGGAGATTATGCTGATCGCGGCCCGGATTCTCCGAAGGTTCTTCAGTTCCTCATGGATATTTCAGAACGCCCCAATGTGTGTTTCCTTGAAGGAAATCACGAGGTTCATCTGTGGGAGTGGGCGAACGGTCGCCAATCTGCTTCAAGGGAGTTCAATTCGAAGACTGGATTCCAGCTTGATGCAGCCGGCATTTCCATGGTAGAAATAAGAAAATTCTACCGCCGTATCCGACAGTGTTCCTATTATACATATCGTGGTCGCACTGTACTCTGCACTCATGGAGGTATTTCAGACTGGTCTTCTCTCGGCCATCTCGACTTTGTTCCTGCCTGCCAGATGATTTCCGGCGTTGGCTTTTACGAGCAGATGGAGGAATGTGTTGAGTCCTTTGAAAAATCCGCTCCGCCCATGTATTATCAGGTGTTCGGTCATCGCAATGTTTCCGGTTTGCCGACTCATGTTTCGGAACATTGTTTCTGTCTCGAAGGCGCTGTAGAACGTGGAGGAGAGCTGAGAACCGTCGTCCTGTCTGAAGAAGGCTGGAAGGTGGTTAATTATCCCTCCGCCGAACAGCCCGTTGTTCAGCCACCCAAAGATGCGCAACCCGTTGCATCTACTGAAAGAGAGATCATTTCCGATCTCGTTGCGAGGATGCGGCAGAGTCCCCTCATTCATGAAAAGTCCTTCGGTCATATTTCTTCCTTCAACTTCACTCGGGCAGCCTTTATGGATAAGAAGTGGAATTCGCTTACAGTTCGTGCTCGCGGTTTGTATATCGACACCACCAACATGAAGGTTGTGGCTCGTGGATATGAAAAATTCTTCGCAGTCAACGAAAGACAGAACACCAAGCTGTCTGTGCTTCAGAAGAAACTCGTGTTCCCTGTTGAAGTCTTCGAAAAAGAGAATGGTTTCCTCGGGCTGGTTTCTTATGACCAGTCTACGGGCTCCTTGTTCATGACCACCAAGTCTTCTGTTGACGGTGCGATGGCAGAACTTTTCCGTTCCATGTTCACTGATGAGCAGAAGCAGAGGCTGACAGAGTACCTGAAGAAACATGATGTAACGCTCCTGTTCGAGGCGGTTGATCCCGTCAATGATCCACACATCATTGAATACCGAGAGAAGCATCTCTATCTTCTGGACATGGTGGAAAACCAACTGGAATTCTCGGCTTGCAGCTATGTTCAACTCGTCAGTGCCGCAGAAGAGCTTGGACTGGAAGTGAAAAAGAGAGCCTGTGTCATCAATAACTGGGAAGAATTCCTTTCCCTGTATCAGAATTCTCAGAATCTTCTTGCCCGTCCCGATGCCATTCCCTTTGAAGGATATGTCATCAGAGATGCTGTCGGATTCATGCTCAAGATCAAGACGGATTATTACGCCACATGGAAACTTCTTCGCGGAGTAGCCCAAAGCGTATTCAACTATGGACAGTTCCGTAACACCGGCGCTTTGCAAACTCCGTTGACGAATTATTTCTATGCTTTCGTCAGAAAGTATGCCGAGAGTAATCCTTCTACCAACATTGTCGAACTCCGAAACAAGTATTATCAGGAGGCAGTCAATGAACGCAGTGCTTGACGATCTGGATAAGCTCACTCCTCAAGTAACGAGCCAGTCCATTGAAGAGACACTGAATATGTTTTCTTTGGCTAATGAGTCCCTCAAAATGGCTCAAAATGAATTGGATTACTGCGATAAAAAGACGCAGGATCTGCTTCATGAAATTGAACTTTGCGAGTGGACGTATCATGAACGTGCTCATGCGGCGGTGGAGCTTCGAAAAATTCGCCAACGCCGCCGAGTCGCCAAAGACATTATTGATACGCTGACACCATTGATGAACTGGATTGCGTCTCAAACCAATGCGGTCAATCAGCTAAAGCAGTGTCTTGGAGCGATGAGGAAGGCGGAAAGCAAAATGGAAGGTCGCGTCTACTACAAGCGAGCTTGCGATGCCGGAGAAAACTCTATTATCGCAGACGGAAAGAAGTGATTAGATGTCAGGAAGACTTTTGCTGTTTGCAATCTCGATGGTTCTCGTTCTTTTCGCCGGTATTCTCATGTATTGCTGTTGTAAAGCAAGCGGAGATTCCGAACGAAATGAGAAAGACGCGAAAAATCCATCTGTTGAAGAGTGAGGAAGTCCAATGATACAACATAAAATCGGAGATTTATTCGCAAGTAATGCCGACATCATTGCTCATCAGGTAAATTGCCAGGGAGTGATGGGTTCCGGCGTTGCCAAGCAGGTTCGGATGTTATTTCCAGGCGCATACGCCAACTATCAAAGTGCTTGCCGAAGTGTCAAAGGAAAGACAGAGAGCTTGCTGGGAAACACGCAGCTATCATCCGAGAATCTTCCGGATGGCAAGCGGATTTATATCGCCAATATGTTCGCTCAGAATAAGTACGGATATGATGGCAAGCAATATACGGACTATGGGGCATTCAGAAGTTGCTTGGCTCAGCTGAGCATTTTTGCTGATGCCATCCGGCAAAAATCGGGCAAAGAACCTCAAATCGCATTGCCTTATCGAATTGGCTGCGACCGAGGAGGCGGCAACTGGGATACCGTCTATACAATCATCGAAGAAGAACTCGGGGGCTTGGACGTAACGCTCTACGAATTGCCCAAGATGTAATCAAGAAAGAGGTAAGCTATGGTAACAGAACATGTTCATATTTCCAAAGGAGTAACGAAGCTCGGCGCAGATATTCCATCCGTCAGCCTTCCTCCTGTCTGCTCATGCAGACCAGATGCTCCGTGCGTGGCTAAGTGTTATGCCAGGAAGGGACGGTGGTGCTTTTCCCACAACAAGTCTCTTCTCCAGAAGAACATCGATATTTGGAATGAAGATCCTGCGATGTTCCAGCGTGACATCATCATTTCTGCGTTCCATAGCCGCTTCTTTCGCTGGCACTCCTCGGGCGATATTCCCGATATTAAGTACCTTGAGATGATGGTGGATACCGCGAAGAGGCTTCCTGATACGAAGTTCCTGTGCTTCACCAAGAAATTTGAGATGGTCAATGAGTATCTCAACATACATAAAGTTTTTCCTGAGAACCTCCGCATGGTATTTAGTGCGTGGGGTTCTTTTATTCCCGAAAATCCTCACAACCTCCCAATGGCCTATGTCAGATTCAAGAAAGGCGACAATACAGGCATACCGGCAAACGCCTTCCAATGCCAGAATTATTGCGGGGACTGTGTTATGTCTGGGTGTTCCTGTTGGGATTTGAAAAATGGGGAAGCGGTTTGCTTCAACGAGCATTAAGGAGAGATTGATATGGGTTATTACGCGAACTCTGAACAGTCAGATTTCTACATCCCGCGAATTAAATTTCCAGAGGCACTCGAAGCCCTTCATGGTAAGTACCCGGAATACAAAAAGGAAGATGATCTTCCAGAGGTTATGACGGAGTTTGGGCTTACTGTAGAAATAGATGAGCACGGCAATATCATTTCAATGTGCTATGAGTACCAGAAATTTTACAGCGATGAGATCGAAGCGATGTTCAATCAAATTGCTCCATTCGTTGAAGCCGGTTCATATATCACTTTCCGTGGTTCGGACGACAGTACATGGGCTTATTACTTTGATGGTTCTAAATGTAAGGAATATCAAGGAAAAACAATATTCCCCGGAATGCCAATGGGCGGGCCGGGAAAAGGAGGACATCATGTCTCGTGATTCCTTGGGCGACCGTATGAAAGAATACGAAAACGCCTATAGATTCTATCTTCCGAGAAGAATGCCGGTCATCGTTCGTGTGGACGGAAAGGCATTCCATACTTTTACCAGGGGGTTCAAGCGTCCATTTGACAGCGCTGTTTCTGAGCCCATGAAGGAAGTTGCCATTGAACTTTGCCGTAATGTGGAGGGCTGTAAGCTCGCTTATACACAGTCCGACGAGATTTCGCTCGTTCTCAGGAACGACGATGAGCTTACCACGCAGGCATGGTTCGGCAACAATTTGCAAAAGATTGCCAGTGTTACGGCGTCAATTGCAACTCGTGCATTCAATCGCAGCTACCGGTCTTACGTTCAGCAGCATCACTATTTGCCTTTGTCTCTTGAGTTTATGTCAGAAGAGAAGCAGGAAAAGTTCAAGAAGGACTATAACACCTACTTCCGCAATATCGATCAGGCTATGTTCGATAGCAGAGCTTTCCTGTTGCCGGAGCATGAGGTCGTCAATTACTTTATTTGGCGCCAGCAAGATGCCGTGCGGAATAGTGTCGAGTCTTGTGCAAGATCGATGTATTCGCATAAAGAACTACACAAGAAGAACTGCGCTCAGATGCTGCAGATGATGAAAGAGAAAGGGTTTGATTGGCACAGTCTGCCCATAAATCAAAAGGCCGGTCTTTGCATTGTCAAACGCAGCTATGAAGTAAATGGCGCACAACGATCCAAGTGGACACCTGATCTGAATATTCCGATTTTCTCTGAAGCAAGAGACTACATTATCGATGAAGTATGGGGTAAACATGAACAAGTTTGATGCCAAGAAAATAAAAGAAGAAATTGTACAGTGGATTCGAGAGTGGTTTGAATCCAATGGCAAAGACTGCAATGCTGTCATCGGCATTTCTGGAGGCAAGGATAGCAATATCGTTGCTACTTTGTGCAAGGAAGCCCTCGGAGGAGAGCGGGTCATTGGCGTCCTGATGCCAAATCTGGCGCAGCTGGACATCGATGATAGCTTCAAACTCTGCGAACACCTGGGAATTAAGCACTTTATGGTGCCTGTCACCTTGGCTGTGAGTGACGTACTCAATGCTATTGGAGGCGCTGGTATCACGTTGAGTGACCAGACAATGGTGAATCTGCCTCCTCGAATCCGAATGGCTACGCTGTATGCTGTGTCTCAGTCCTTGAATGGCCGAGTAGCCAACACTTGCAATCTGTCGGAGGATTGGGTAGGTTACTCTACACGCTACGGTGATAGCGCCGGAGACTTCTGCCCTCTGGCGAAGCTCACTGTTGAAGAGGTAAAGGCGGTTGGCTACGAATGCGGTTTGCCGCCTGAGCTGGTAGACAAGGTTCCCAGTGACGGACTCTGTGGAAAGACGGACGAGGATAACCTTGGTTTTACCTATGCCGAGCTGGATACCTATATCCGTACTGGTAAATGCGAAAGCCAGATTACAAAGAACCGAATTGACCGTTTGCATCGAGCCAACCTTTTCAAGCTCTCGATGCCGCCAAGTTACGATCCGGGTCTGAAAACCATCGATTGAGGGGGTTATAGCTATGGAAACAACTGAAATCCAGAAAAAAGTCTCCGCTTTGGTAGCAGATATTCAGGCTGCGTGTGCTAAGCATGACTTGAATATGACACTCTACGATGGTGGCATCGGTTTTGTGGATCAGAAATCCAGAACGATTGTCGCTATCTGGAAACCGACTTTCACATTGCCGCAGGAATGTGTGGAGGGTCAGACATGCGCGTGATTTTTCTGGACGTTGACGGTGTGTTGAACAGTAATTCGTTTGCCGAAAAGATGTTTAGCGAGCAAGGCGTCCGCGTTTTCTACGAAGACATCTTGGATAAACGAGCGATTGCCTGCCTAAAGCAAATCGTTAGTGCGACAGGCGCGACGATTGTTCTATCTTCATCATGGAGAAAAATCCCGAAAGCAAGGGCTCACCTCGTCCAGCAGCTTGCTGAATACGGGCTGTCCATTCACTCCGATACACCCTATACGGGCAAGGAACGCGGCGATGATATTTCCGCATGGTTTAATCACCATAGGGATATTTCCGTTGAATCCTACGTCATTCTCGATGACGATAGTGATATGAATGTGCATCTTCCACATTTAGTTCACACTTCATTCTATGGGTGGGGTTTGGAAACCAAGCATATACAATATGCTGTGGATATGCTGATGAATACCGAAAGAAAGGAATGAAAACGCATGAATCTCAAGGAATCCTTCCGATACCAGAACTACTTGGCTATGCTGTTCACCTCGATCTCCGCGTACCTCAACGACAGACGTAACCTGGTTTGCGTCAAACAGGAACATCTTCGAAAGAGTGCGAATCCAGAAGCTCAGGATGAGACTGTGGATGCCACTAAGGAAAGAGCATACGCTCAGAGCAATGGCACTATCATTGAGTTCATGAAGGCTGTCATGGAAGAAAAGCACGCACTTGCCATTGCTATTGGCAAGGCCAAGGCAGGTTGCGCCATTGATATTGATGCAGAAGCCGCACATAACTCACTGCGTCGAGGTATGGCTGCAACTCTGGAGCATGTTTGCGCCATCAAGCCATCTGAATGTAAAACTCAGGGCAGCGACTTCAAATTCAATGCAACAGGCGATCAGGTGCGTTACTTCTACGACATCAAGGAAATTACCACTATCGACTTTGATCGCAACGGTGTTAAGAGACTGGCAAAAAATCTTGCCAGAGAAGCAGACGAGGCTTCCTCTGCACTTGACCGCTGCATGATTGATGTCAATGTGGATTTCTTCCCGTCCTTCAATGTTTCTGATTCTGTCGAAGATGCCCTGGAGGCTTTTGCGGCACAAAAGAAAATTGAACGCCACGCCGTTTAACCCATGAATTTCGAACCGCCCTCTTCAGGGCTGATAAACAAAATGGGACAACAGATATTACCACTTCTTTCGCAGCGAAGTATGGCCTGCGAGTTCGCAATCAGCAGTGTGACCAGAAGCCGTTGGTTTCGGGGCAGAGCGCTGATCGCATCTGCGGTTTTCCGCTGGCTGTCAACACCACTAAGTTGACTTCAAGTAACAATAGAAGAGACGCTGATTACGTCTAATTAAAGTTTTCGCTCATCTATAGTCGCTTTCGCCAGTGTCATCAATCGGACTATCGCTCTATCGACATGATTTCGTCAGAATCGTCATTCACAATTCACTCATCGCTTCGTAAGCACTTGTTTGAAAGAACAAATTCTGTATGTATTTAATGTTTCGGGTAATGTTCCTTGTTCCATCTATCAGCCTTGAAAAGGGCGGTTCGTTTTCAGCCCAATACCTATAAGAAGATAAGGAGATGTAGTCATGTACCAAGGTCAGCTTTGTAAGATTCAGGTTCACGAGAACCGAGATCCCGCTTTTTCTGAACTCCTCGGCAAGGATGGTGGCTGGTTCCTCAAGCTCAAGGGCAGTGATGGAAAGACGAAGTTCCATCTTGTCGATCAGAATCGTGTCAGCGAAATGACCATTGAGCCTTCGATGGTCGATGAATCTCAGCGCAACGAAGATCCAACGAAGCCTTTCTATGTTGTCTGTGTTATTCCAGCAAATATCCAGCCGTCCGTTCTAAGCGTTTCGCCTAAGACAGATATGTTGGCGGCCAAGGTTTGCATCGAGTCTAAAGTTGGTGCTCTCCAGTTGTCTCGCAAAGCCGCTTTGCATAATCTGGAGTGTGTTCAGAGGAAGATGCAACACCATGAGGAGCAGGTCAAGATTCTCACCAAGCAAATTGATGAGCTTCGCAAAATCCAAGAGATGCACGAGCCGTATTTCCTGTATGCCTATGGCAAGCACAGCGCTGATGGGCAGGAATTCTCTTGGCGTGTTCCTTACGACCTGTATGAGTTCGTTCGGGCAGGTTCTACCGTCATTGCGGACACCAAGTTCGGCCCGTCTCCTGTTGTCGTAACCAAAGTCGAGAAGAGCTCCTACCTTCTGGAACACAAACTCGTCATTTCGATGGGTTGATTTTCCAGCCGATATATTCTATAATTAGGTAGGTGCGGCAATGAGTGAATAAGCAAAGACGAGCAAGATTATCAGAAGCTCATTCGCTCCTTGGCAGAGCCGTTTCTATCGTGGAACGTGCCAAGGATGAAGAGCAAGATAGTTTTGATAATCTTCCTGAAAATCTCCAAAGTAGCGAACGAGGAGAGATAATGGAAGAAGCCATCGATGAACTCCAGACGGCCATCGATTCCATCAACGATGCTATGGAACACATTGACTGCGCACGAAGTGGATAAGGTTGGTGCGTGAGAGGTGGGTATCTTAGCTGGTATTGGATGGGTTGTTCTCGGCGTCTTGTACGTTGTTTACAAAATCGGCGAAGAGGAATTCAACTTAGGAAAACTGGGAGGCATCGGCTGCGTCTTTTTTGTTGTGTTTTTTGTTACTCTATTTGCCACCATTGCAAACTTTTCTGAGGAGCTTGCTGGCATTTTAGCTTTTGTAGGAGTTTTTAGCATTCCTATTTGGGCTTTTGCAAGCAATAAACAAGCAAAAAAGCGGCAACAAGCAAGGCAAGAAGAACTGTTCGAAATTCGAATCATTCGAAATGACTTACCTATGCCAACTCTTTCTCAGATGACTGAATTCATTGACGATATTCTCTATACAGAAGAGCCAAGTCAACAGCAACTGGAATATCGTGTAATGCTACGCAAAGCTGAAGCAAATACGACAACGCCTCCGCTGGATGCAAATCATTTCAGAGATATGCAAGCTGCTTGGATTTATTATTCAAAGAATGGCATCCATTCGCAAGAACGGAAGCGCATATTTGGAGATAGGGAATTATCGGAAATGAAATTCTTTGAACTGTCCGCCAACAATTCTGAAGAATCGGAAGTAATCAGCTATACTGAAGTTTTCCGTAAAGCCGTAGAACAGCTTGCTGTAAAGATCAAACTTCAATGGCTTAATCAACCTAAATTTTTCAGAAAAGTTAGAGGAATGATCGACAAATCTATTCCTCTTACGGAGGAAACACTATATCCGATTATGCTGGAGTCATATAACAAATCATCCGACTGGACATTGCACTGGATGCAGGATGACGTTATTGCAGTTAGGGTTTCTCTCCTGCCAAAGATAGTTCATGTTCTGGCACAGATTCCCATGGCAAGAAAAGAGCAAGACGAATGGCTGAAAGTCGAGGAATTTCAAGTAACTTGCCTCCCTGCTATTCGAGAAAAACGCAATCTGTCAAGTGAGGAGATTTTCCCAGCGTTGCTAAAAACCTATAATGGTTTACTTGATAAGGACTTTGCCTGTCAGCCGCAAAAGTATAACTTCGTTGCGCTCTGGAATGGACTTAACAGTGTAGGGAAAGCAATTGGCAAAGAAGGCTCTTTCTTCGATTATCCAAAGTACATCTTCAAGGCTCACAAGGAGGCCGATCATGACCATCAATGATTTTAAGCGTGATATTGCATCACGAACTTGTCGCTACGCCTCTCTTGGCGAAGAAGACAAAGCGTTGCCGGTGCAGGCAACGTTACATATCTCCGAAGTGATCGCTGTGGAAGAGTTCCCGGCGGTCATTTTGTTTACCGATGGCATCAATAGGATGCAGCTCACTCAGATTCAGTCTATTGAGCTCGAAGGCGACCATTACAACATCATCTGCGGTGACAATGATGAGCTTCGAACCTGCGTCACCGTTCACTTCGACTGCCCGCAACAGTAAATATCTCGTAAAATTTATCCTTTTGCTCACCCGAAGTCCGCCTATTTGCAGAAAACCCTCTTGACAAGTCCGACTTTTTATGGTATTGTGAACTCGTCGATCAAGAATAAATATCCAGAAACGAGGTCAAGAAGCCATGGAAGCCAACAACGCCAAGAGAGTAGCCCCTGCTCCGAAGTGGGGCGAGGTCTATAACTGTCGCTTCGAAGGAACTGGCAGCGAGCAATCCGGTTGGCGGCCTGCTGTCATTTTCCAGAACAACGTCGGCAATGCGTATAGCCCTAACGTCATCGTTCTCCCGCTAACGTCCAATCTTAAAAGGATGGATATGCCGACCCATGTGGTCGTAAAGGCGGAGGATACCGGGTTGCGTCGGGATAGTATGGTGATTTGCGAGAACCCCGTATCGGTTTCCAAGGATAAGCTCGGCGTCTACATTACGAAGCTCCCCAAGGAATACATGGCCAAGATCGCTATCGCCAGCCTCCTCGCCACATCCGCTCTGGATCTTCTCGATCAAGAATCGTTTCAGGAGATTAAGAGAAAATCTGCCAAGCTCAGCATGGCGGCATGAGGAGGAGTCACGGATGTATAACGAGCAAGTCAAGTTAGCCTTCATCGAGAAGTACACGGACAGCAAACAGACAAAAAAGCTGCTCCGGCACATCTTCGACGGCACTAAGGATATTGAGGAGCGGTACGGCAAGGACTTCTATGAGATGGATGCCGAACAGGCTCAGGAGACGTTCAGCTGTGTCTCTGGAACCAAGGTGAATGGAGCAAGCTCCATCTTGATGATCCTGAAAGCATATGTCAGATGGTGCGTGGCCAATGGCTATCCGGCCACTAAAGCCATCCAGGAACTGCGGATTGACGTTCACGACAAACTCCGCGAGAGTTACGTTGCATCCCCGGAACATCTATTGAAGTCTCTGAATGAAGCCTTCCCTAACCCGGATAAGAACGAGATAGAGTATATCTATCGTTCATTTTTGTGGCTTGGCTTCATGGGTCTTCAATCGTCTGAAGCTATTAAGGTCACAGCGGATCATCTGGATTTTGATAAAATGCACCTGACATATTTTCAAGACCCGAACCTATTCCCGAAGGTTGAGCAGGATTCAGAAAAGAAGGAGAAAAAGAAATATCTCCTCATCTATCCGGAAGCAGTGCAAGATTTACGAAAAGCGGTTGGACTTACAGAATTTGAAGAGCCTCGTGGCAAGAAAGGGATAAAGAAGCCGCGAGCTGCGGGAAAAGAAATCCTCCGAGGAAAAGAGAGCAAGCGGACTCTTGCAGAGGCCGTTGACCTTACTTTTCGTCCCACGATCAGTCGAGCCTTTAAGGCGGCGTTCGACAAGTTTGCAGATCAAGGCATCGAAGTTCCAGTTGAGCTCAGCCTAAAGCTGACCTTCAAACATGTCTACATGTCCGGTGTTTTCTACCGAACATACGAACGCGAACGAATGGGTATTCCTCCGAATTTCAGCGATATTGTCCTTGATGAAAGACGGAATGCTAAGGCATCAAACTTTTCCCGCAACTACACCGAGCGAAAGCTCCTCAATATCCTGATCCGAGACATGGAACAGGACTACGATAACTGGAAGAGCGTTTTCAGTTAAACTCACCACCGAAGCAGCGGCACACACCGCTGCTTTTTTGTACCCATATTTGAGGTAGAACCATGAAACTTTGGTACTGGCCAACTCGACGGCTGTTCTTAGAAGTCCAAAGAGACACGCATAGCGATAGTCTCCTTGGGCTTCTTTTAACAGTCTATTTTGAGCAGAAGGTAAAAACCTTTCAGAAACTCAGGGTAACGCCCTGGGTGTCAACACAGTGTAGGCGCTATTCGATCTAACATCATATAGGAGGGCAACATGAGAAACCTGATTCTTCGGCGCGGCGGTGGTAAAACCACCAGACTTCTTGCAATCAGTGAGTTCAGAAACGCTCCCATCATCTGCGTGAACGAATCTCACAGAAGACACATCCTTGATATGGCACGGCATTACGGATACTATATTCCGACGCCGATCATTGCCAACGAGCTTCTGGGCGGAAAGCTCTACGGAACCCATACATACAGAGAATACCTTGTCGATGAGTCTCAGGACGTTCTTGATGCCCTTGTTTCCGGCCTCACTCGTGCTGGACAGGGTTGTGTTGTCGGCATGACGACTACTGACGAAAGAAGGTCTGTTTCATGATTTACTTCACTTCCGATCTCCACTTCGGTCACAAGAATATTATTCGCTTCGACAATCGCCCGTTTACGAGCGTTGAAGAAATGGATAAGGTACTGATCGAACGCTGGAATAACAAAGTGACGGATGAAGATACCGTCTATATTCTGGGCGATATTAGCTGGTATGATGACCAGAAGACCTATGAAATCTTCTCTCAGCTTCGAGGCAGAAAGATTCTCATTCAGGGCAACCACGATAAGGTTGATGGCAAGATCAAAGATTGCTTTGAGGAAATTTGCTTCTACAAAGAAATCAATCTTCCCGGCAATGTTCATGTGATTCTTTGTCATTATCCTATCGTATTCTTCAACCGTCACCATTATGGAGCCTTTATGCTCTACGGTCACGTTCATAATTCTCATGAGTGGAACATGACCGAGAATCACAAGTTCGAGCTCCAGCAACTTGATATTAAGTGCAACATGTTCAATGTAGGCTGCATGGTTCGCAACTACGAGCCTGTTACACTTGATGAAATACTTCAACAAGAAGAAAGGAAAGACCAGAATGCAAGCAAACGAAAGGGGCTATGACCCGAGTGCCACAAGGAAGGCGGGAGATGCGCTGTTCAATGCAATTCTCTCAGACATGTTTCCGACTCGTCCGGTGCGCCTTCCTGAAGCGAACGGTATCTTTGGAATCTATCACGGTATTCCTGTGAGAGCGATTCCCGAGATCAAGAAAATCTATTTCAACAACAAGCATACCACAATCGAATGGGCTGATGGCGTGAAAACGACTGTCGGTTGTATCGACGGTCAGGAATTCGACGAGTATGGCGGTTTTGCTGCGGCTGTACTCAAGCGTCTCTTCGGTTCTTCAAAGGCGGCTATTCGCTACATGGACGCACGAAAGGTAGTCCAGCCAGAGCCGGTCAAGAAGGCCAAGAAGGCTGACGAAACGGCGGTGGAGCAAGATGCGTAATCTTGCCAGCGTTAAAACGATTGCTGGTCTTCAGCCCATCGAGGGTAAAGACCGCATCGTTCTGGCCACCGTAGATGGCTGGCATGTCATTGTTCGCAAGGGCGATTACGAAATCGGCGATCAGTGCGTATACATAGAGATTGACTCTGTTCTGCCTGAGAAACCTGAATTCGAATTCCTGCGGAGCAAGAATTTCCGAATCAAGACGATGAAGATGGGCAACGTCGTCTCTCAGGGAATTTGTTTCCCGATGAGCATCCTTCCTCCTGGTGAATACAAAAACGACCAAGATGTCACTGAGCTCATTGGGGTCAAACAGTATGAGGGAACAATGGATGTTGATCCTGTTGTTCCTGAAGCTAAGCCTGCTCGGAAGTATCCGAGATTTCTCATGCGGATGAAATGGTTCCGCAATCTGGTTTTGCCTAAAAAGACGGCGGGAGGCTTCCCGTCGTTTTTGAGCAAGACAGATGAGACACGCATACAAAACATTCCTTTTATACTGGAATCTGATGAAAAGTGGATTGCGACCGAGAAGATCGATGGCCAGTCTGGTACTTTTGCCTTGGTAAGAAAGAAGTCAAAATGGCCTTTCTGCAAGGATAAGTTTGATTTCATCGTTTGCTCTCGCAATCGTCAGCTTCCGGTCAGAGATAATTCCTCTTATTGGCAAGTAGCTGATAAATACCATATCGAGGATGCTCTAAAAGGAATGATTGGCGAATGGGAATGGGTTGCCATTCAGGGAGAGTGCATCGGCCCGAAGATCCAAGGCAATAAGTACAAAGTTCCAGACTTTGGTCTTTACGTCTTTAACCTGATCTATCCGAAGGGAAGATTGGATTCTCTTTATGCCAAGACTGTAGTTGGACTGCATGGCCTTGAATTTGTGCCCATTATCGATACAGCCGTGCAGCTTCCTAAGACGGTTGATGAAGTTCTTGAATATGCCCACGGAAAGAGTAGCCTACACGATACTCTTCGTGAGGGTATTGTTTTCCGTTCTCAGGATGGCAGAAAGAGTTTCAAGGCTGTTGACCCTCTCTTCTTGATCCAACACGACGAGTAACTCAGAAAGGGTTTTCTGATATGGTTGATCTGTACTGCTTGGCGCAAACGACTGTGGATGCGCTTAAGATGTCCGAACTCACTGTTGTCACTGCGGAAAGTTTGACCGGCGGCTTGATTGCTGCAACTCTGGTTGATATTCCCGGTGCATCCGAAGTAATTCGCGGCGGCTTTGTAACCTACCAGACGGAAATGAAGACGGCGCTTCTTGATATAGATCCGAAAATTATTAAACATTTCGATGTTGTCAGTGCCAAGGTAGCTATCGAAATGGCTCAAAGCGCCCAGAAAAAGTCCGGTGCAGATATTGGCGTATCAGCCACTGGTTTGGCCGGGCCGGGCGGAGGAACTGACGAAATTCCCGTGGGTACAGTTTATGTCGGCATTGCCACCCGTAAATATGCTTACGCCTTGCCACTCCACTTGAATGGAGAACGGTACGAAATCAGGCGTACTACTGTTGCACGCGCCATTCAACTCCTTTTGAGAGAGGCGCTTAATATATACGGTTCCAGAGAAGAGATTCCAAATAAGGAAGACAAGGAGGGCTCCGATGTCGGAAACGAATAAAGAGAGATTCCTGGCAATTTGCCGCGAGCATATTCATCGTGAGGGCATCAATGCTCTTCTGGAAGCTCTTGAAAAGAATGACTTCTATATTGCACCTGCGAGCACCAGATTCCACCTCTCAGAATCGGGAGGATTGCTTCAGCATTCCCTCAATGTATACGATGAGCTCTGCAGACTTGTAAAGGCTTATGAGCTGGAAGACAAATTCAGCAATGAATCTATTGCGATTGTTTCCCTCTTCCACGATTTCTGCAAAATTGGAATGTATAAGCAGGATGCGAGGAATGTAAAGGTGGATGGCAAATGGACAAGTGTTCCTTGCTATACAATCGAAGAAAAATTCCATTACGGCGGACACGGGAGCAAATCTGTGTTCCTCATTGAACGCTTCATCAGGCTTACTGCGGAAGAGGCGGTTGCTATCAACTGCCATATGGGCAGCTGGGACGGGAACACTTACGTCCGGGATGCCTATGAACAATATCCGCTTGCATGGTTGGTTCACGTTGCCGACGAGGCAGCGTCATTTTTAATTGAAGGGAAGTGAGTAAATGGCATTGGCTGCAAAGAAACTTGAAGCCAAGGATGTTCTTGAGCAAAAGCGCAAGGCATTGGCTTCATACACCTCTCAGTTTGACAAAGCCGTATCTCTGGTTACTTCGACCATCGACAGTCTGAGTGCGCTCGATGCGAATATCCAGAGAACCATCGGCGAAATCGATGACTATCAGAAAGAGCTTGATGCTACCAAGGATGGATTGGTAGCAGCTCAGGGTAAAAATCAGCGAGTCATTGACAACTTCAAGTCATTGCTTGCTGTTGAGTAAAGGAGTACATATGGCAGAGCATACTGAACAGATGAATATCTATCAAAAGCTCGCCAAGATCAGAAAGCCCGTTGAGATTCTTCAGAAGAATAAAGCTGGCTACGGCTATCGGTATGTCACCGAAGATCTGATCCTGGCAAAAATCACTGGCCTGATGGAGAAATATGGTGTTTCCCTCATTCCGAACATTGTTCATGGAAGCACTGAGGTTCATCCGTATGGCTACACGAAAACAAAAACCACCAAGGATGGCAAGGTTTTCGAAGAAAAGGTCAACGAAATCCTTATCAAGGCAGACATGGAATGGCACTGGGTCAATAACGACAATCCTACCGACCGCATCATCGTCCCGTGGACGCTGGTCGGGCAGCAGGGTGACGCTTCTCAGGCGTTTGGTTCTGGCCTGTCCTATTCTGCGCGTTACTTCATGCTGAAGTATTTCAACGTTGCAACCTCTGATGATGATCCCGATAACTGGCGTTCTCTGCAGAAGGAAGCAGAGGAAACCGAGAATCGTGAAATTGCCAAGTCGATCATTGAGCAAGTACACGCTATGGTTTCCGAACATATCGCCAGTCATGAAGAAGACCGTCAGAAGATCTATGACATCACCAAGAAGTACGCCAAGGATTCCAAGGGTAAGGCTTCCGTCAACTACAATTTCATCACCGATCCCGTCGCGGCTGGCAAGTTGCTGGAGGAACTCACTGCCTTGTGTAAAGGGTGATCCTCTTGCGCATGAAGAAAAGCGACTGGGATTTTCTATGGTTCCTTCTCATGATGTCGGCCTACTTCCTATTGGGTGTTTGGGTCGGCATGGGTGGAAAATAAATACATAAAAGGAGAATTCAGCTATGGGTTTCCGAAATGGTGCATTTGCATCAGTCTGGTCAGTTGAGCCCGGTAAGGGCAATTTCACCAAGGTTCGTCTGTCTATCAGCCGTAAGAATAAGGATGGTCAGTACGAACAAGATTTCGCCGGCTACTGTACCTTCATTTCTCAGGCACACGCCAAGGCGGCTCGCCTGAAGGAAAAGGATCGTATCAAACTGGGCGATGTTGATGTCAGCAATTCCTACGACAAGGACAAGCAGAAGGAATATGTCAACTTCAAGGTGTTTGACTTTGAAATGGCAGATGCTGCTGGTTCCGCTAAGCCAGCTGGCGGCCAAGTAGCCAGTAATCCGATTGAGGGAGAGAACGACGAAGGCGAGCCTCCCTTCTAATCAATGTACTCGCTGATAACTTCGGGGATGACATGGAGCTATTCGAGGATTTCATCTTTCAATAGTTGCCCATACAAGTTTTTCCTGACGTACATTGACCCATGTGATAAGATTCCTCAGTTCTTCTCGGGGTACGGCAGCTTTATTCATGAATTGCTTGCTGCTTATTATAGTGGCCAGAGAACGAAGGAGGAAGTCATCAGAGAATATCTGACGGGGTTCAGAAGTCATGTTGTAGGAAAGGCACCCGATCAAAAGATTTTCAGCAATTATTTTCAACAGGGCTTATCCCATCTGAAAGGCTTGGTCAAACCAAAGCAAAACATTCTTGGCGTAGAAAACCATGTTTCCTTTCAGGTGGGAGGCTATCCCTTTATCGGATATATCGATCTGCTTCTTCAGGATGAAGAAAACGGAGATATAACCATTCTGGATCACAAGTCCAGATCTTTGAAAACACGCAGTACACGAGGCAAATACACAAAGTCGGATGAAGAATTGGATCGCTATCTCAGACAGCTCTACCTGTATTCAATCCCCGTAGAACAAATCTACGGTGTTTTGCCCTCATATCTCATGTTTAACTGTTATCGCACGGGTACGGTTATTCGTGAACCTTTCTCTTCCGCTGCTTTCCAGGCAGCAAAAGACTGGGCAAATCAATCTATTGAAAAAATCATTCACGCTGATGATTTTAGCCCGAACATGGACTATTACTTCTGTAAGCACATTTGTGATGTCCATGACAGTTGCGAATATTACGCGATGCAAAGCTAAAATCAGTGAGCTTTTGCATCTCACGGAGGCACTGTGACAATGAATGCAAAGGACATCAGGAATATTGAGGCTGAGGCTGGCGCTGTGGCGTCAGTTTTGCTCAAGCCAGAGCTGACGTTCCATTCAGAACAGCTCCAGCCCAATCATTTCACAAATCCTCAGAACGCATATGTTTATTATGCGGTTCGAGAATTGGCAAAGCGGAATGTCGAAACGGTAGACGCTTACAGTATCATCAATTTCCTCAATATGAAGAAAGGTACTCAGCATGTTGGCGACGATGTAAATGCCATTATTACCGCACAATCTCTGCAGGAACTAATCGAAGACGCCAAATTGATTGCGCGGTCGAGTCCAGAAGCGTATAAGGTTATCGTTGATGCAGTGCTCGATTCGGCTTTCCGCAGACATACATATGAAAAACTCGTTGAATGTGAACGTCTCTGTGTTCAAGGAACAGAGGGGTGCATTGAGCAACAGATTTATGCCACGCTCGATGGTGTAATGATGGAGTTTTCAACTGCATCAGAGATTCCCCGATATGGAGATGTAGTTGAAAAATACTACGATGAAATAAAAGCTCGTCAAACTCCCGGAGCAGCGGGAGTTTTTCCTTTCAAATTTCAACATCTGAATGATTATGTCATGATTGAACGTGGCGAGCTTGTTATCTTTGGTGCAGAACAAAAGCAAGGCAAGAGTATGTTGTTGCTTAACTGTGCCGTTGATCTTATGAAAAACGGACACAAAGTCCTTTATCTGGACAGCGAATTGAATTCTCGTTTGTTTACTTGCCGAATGATTTCCCATCTTACGGGTATTGAATTTCGCAGAGTCCGATCTGGACGCTACGACGAAGAAGAATCCAGAAAGATTGATGAAGCAATCGCATGGCTTAAGACGAGGGATTTTACCCACATCTATATGCCCATCTTCGATGAGCAAAGCATCTATACCACTATCAAAAAGGTTTATCACACACAGGGAATTGACGTTCTCATCATCGACTATTTCAAAGGCGGAGACGATAAAGAGGCTTTTGCCACCTATCAGTCTCTTGGTGGATTAGTAGATATGATAAAGAACAAAGTTTGTGGCGATATGAACATTGCCGGCATCGGCGCAGCGCAGGCAACTTCAACTGGCAAATTGGCAGACAGTGCTAAAATTGCCAGAAATGCTTCCACTATCATCATGCTTCAGGATAAAGCTCCAGAGGAATTAGCGTCTGACGGAGAAGCATGTGGAAACAAGAAGTTGGTTGTGAAGTTTAATCGAAACGGCGCTCAGATGAGCGACGGAGAATATATCGATATGATGTTCAGAGGCGACATCGTTCTCTATGAAGAAGCACAGCAACACAGTCCCGTAAGTCCGTTCTAAGGAGGTTATGCCTATGGAAGTCGCCGATATTATCGAGGCTATCGACATTGCAGAATATATATCCCAGTTCGTCGATCTCGAAGAGAAAGGCGGCGAACTGTGGGGATTGAGTCCATTTAAGGATGAAAACACTCCTTCATTTTCATTGAATCCCGAGAAAGGATTCTGGTATGACTTCAGCGCAGGGGTTGGGGGAAACCTTATTGATTTCGTCATGAGACATGAAAATGTCTCGGTAAAAGGCGCAGTCAATATTTTGAGAAAGTACGCAAACATATCCGAGCAGGATGGAACAATTGCTCACCGGCTGGAAGCAACAAGAATCGCCAGGCAATACCGCAATCGAGTAAAGCCACGGGCAATTGCGACGGCCAAGCCTTTGCCTCCGAACTATATGGATCGGTACGAGTTTCGTAAAGACAAGCTCAAGATATGGGCAGATGAAGGTATCAGCTGGGACATCATGCGTAAATACAGTATCCGATACGATGCTTTTGATAACCGTATTGTATATCCTATCAGAGATTATGACGGCAATATCATCAGCGTTTGCGGTCGAACCTGCGATCCGGATTTCAAAGCGAAGAAAATTCGGAAGTATACATACTTTCAAGAAATTGGTACTGTTGATACTCTTTACGGGTTTTCAGATAACAAAGATGCCATCATGCAATCCAAGGAAATCATCTTGTTTGAAGGCGCAAAGAGCTGTCTGAAGATGGCCGGGTGGGGATATTTGAATACATCTGCGATCCTCACCTCACATCTTAGCCCAAATCAATATCAATTTTTGTTGAAGCTGAGTTCGTGGCATGGGATTCGGATCGTCTTTGCCTTGGATTCCGACGTAGACATCACCAAGGATAAGAACATTATGAAGCTGGCTCAATATGCCCGCGTTGAATGGGTGAAAAACATCGGAAATTTGCTGCCAGATAAAGACTCTCCTACTGACCAAGGACTTGAAGTATTCAAAAAGCTCTACAGCGAAAGGAGGCGCTTGTCATAGCTCGCATTTTTCAGAACTACCATCGTCATACATACAAAACGAATGTAGTAGTTCCTGATTCCACGGTTTCAAATGAAGACTATGCCAAACGAGCATTGGAGCTCGGCCATGGAATTATCTCTACCATGGAACATGGAAATCAGGGATGTTACATTGAAGGTTACAATCTGGCTCAGCAACACAATCTGAAGTTTGTCTTTGGTGCTGAAGCCTATTGGGTCAAAGACAGGACTCTGCCCGATCCAACAAACGGCCATATTTATATCGGAGCTCGAAATGAAAATGGCCGCCAGTGCATCAATGACATCCTGTCTGAGGCAAATCTGACGGGCTTCTACAAGCGCCCAAGAATCGATATTCCATTGCTCCTATCGCTGCCGAAGAACGATGTCATTGTTACCAGTGCTTGCGTTGCCTTCTGGAAATATGCTGACATTGAAAACATCATTGCAGAACTGTCGCAGCACTTCGGAAAGAACTTTTTTCTGGAAGTGCAGTACCATTTGACAGACGCCCAGAAGCAACTCAACCAACGAATTCTTCAAGTTCGTGAAAGACTGAAGATTCCTATTATCATGGGATGTGACTCTCACTACATTCTTCCGCAGCAAAGTCAAGATAGAGACGATTTCCTCCTCTCGAAGGGCATTAGCTACGAGGATGAAGAAGGGTGGTTCCTTGATTATCCAGATGGAGATGAGGCGTATAACCGTTTCCTACAACAGGGTGTTCTTACGGCTGCGCAAATCGATGAAGCAATGTCCAATACAAACGTATTCATGGACGTTGAGACATATGATTCAGAGATTTTCGATACGAGTCTAAAGCTGCCAACCCTTCCGAGAATGAAGGGTTGGACACAGGAACAAAGAGACGAAGCATATGAGCGAACCGTATGGCAAGGCTGGGAAAAATACAAGCCAAGTGTGCCTGAAGAGCTTCATGCTCACTATGAATCAGAAATTCAGAGTGAGATTGATTCTGTTAAAGAATGTCATATGGCAGATTACTTCCTTATTGACCATGAGATTGTCAAAAGAGGAAAAGAAATGGGCGGTCTGCTTACGAAAACAGGCAGAGGCAGCGCTGTAAGTTTCATTACCAATATGCTTCTTGGTTTTACCGAAGTAGACAGAATTGCTGCAAAGGTCAAGATGTATCCTGACCGCTTTATGACTGCCACAAGAATTCTGCAGGCTGGTACACTTCCTGATATTGACCTCAATATGGCCGATCCTCCTACCTTTGCAAAAGCTCAGCAGGAAATTCTTGGAGAAGACCATGCGTATCCAATGATTTCTTATCATCCTATGAAGACTTCTAAAGCATGGAAGCTCTATGCAAAAGCTCAAGGCGTTTCATTCGATGAGGCAAATGCGGTTTCTGAACAGATCAGGCGATATGAGGAAGCCGTTAAACAGGCTGATGAAGACTTCAAAGATGATATTGACATCATGGATTATATTTCCGATGAATACAAGGAAATCTTTACGAAGTCCGCTGACTACCGAGGGATCACAGACTCTTGGAGCATTGCTCCATGCGGCTATCTTCTTTATGACGGCAGTATTCGCCGTCAGATCGGCCTCATTCGAATTAACGACAACATCTGTTGTATGATGGATGGTCACTGGGCAGAGGAAGGGCACTTCCTGAAGAACGACCTTCTGAAAGTATCCGTTGTCAAACTCATCAATATGGCTTATGAACGTGTAGGGATGGCTGTTCCAACCGTCAATGAACTTCTTGCCATGTGTCCTCCTGAAGATCCCGCATGGGACATTTATCAGAAGGGCTGCTGTATGGGGGTCAATCAGGTAGAGCGCAAAGGAACTGCCGCGAGATGTACGGCATATCAGCCAAGAAACATTTCTGAGCTGTGCGCTTTTGTGGCGGCAATCCGACCTGGTTTTAAGTCTATGTACAAAACATTCGAATCGCGCAAGCCATTTGAGTATGGCGTAAAAGCATTCGACAACATCCTAAAGACTGATGAACTTCCTTTTTCTTTCTGCTTGTACCAAGAACAGGAAATGGCAGCTTTGAACTATGCTGGTATTCCTATGTCCGAATGCTATGTCGCCATCAAAGATATTGCCAAGAAGCGAGCCAAGAAGGTTCTGGCTTATAAGGAAAAATTCATTGCTGGTTTTAGAAAAGCTATCATCGAAGACGAAGGAAAAGAAGAGACAGAGGCTGAGCAGATTGCTGAGAAGCTCTGGCAAATCATCGAAGACTCTGCGCGATATTCTTTCAATGCTTCACATTCCTATTGCGTGAGTTGCGATTCGTTGTATATTGCATGGATGAAAGCCCACTATCCTCTTGAGCTCTATGAAACTCTTCTGAAATTCTATGATTCCCGAGGCGAAAAGGACAAGATTGCAGAAGCGAAGGCTGAAGCAAAGCGTTTTTTCAATATCAAATTTCCTCCTATGCGCTTTGGACAGGACAATCGTTCGATTGTAGCAACCTCAGATAATAACCAGATCACTGAGTCCATCAGCACAATCAAAGGTTTTTCTGCATCAATTGGAAAGCATCTGTGGGGCTCTGCTCAGATTCAGCACAAAGACTTCATGGCGCTTCTGTTCGATCTCGATCAAAGAGGAGTCAAGGCAAAAGTCGAGCCGCTCATCAAGATTGATTATTTCCAGCAGTATGGAAATCAGCGTGAGCTGATGAAGATGTGGGAACTGTTCAATTACTTTAAGCAAGGCTCTGCTAAAACTTTGAAGAGAGAAGCAGTAGATGGCACTATTCTTGAAAATCCTGTCCGCAGTCATGCTACATGGCTCAGAAAAGATGGAACTGAGGCAAAGTCCTATACTTTGACTAACGTCATGGAAATCTTGTCTGAAGTCGAAGAACTGATTCGTGCTTCAAATCTGCCTGACGTGAATGATGTTATAAAGGTCAGGAACTACAGTGAGATTATGGGGCAGAATGGATACATATCTGGGAAAGAAGCAGACCGTCCCAAGCTGTTCATCAAAGAGGTTTACCCCTTGAAACGCAGATCAGACGGAAAGCAATTCGGCTACAGTATTCTTACTCAATCCATTGGCAGCGGCATCGAGAGCAGGTTTACCGTTTTTAATCGAATCTATGAGCTTGCGCCAATCAAAAAAGATGACATTATATATGCCATCGACTGGGATCGTGAGAAAGGCCAATACTTCGTCTTGAATTCATATCGACATATACGAGCAGACGAAGAAGCTGCTGCGTAATTGAAAGGATGGTATGCAACTTGAATACGAATCAAACAAGTCAAGATTCTGGCGGAACAGATGTGCTTCTGGTACTTCAGATTGTTCTCGCAGTTTTGAAATTCTTTGACGTTATCAGCTGGTCGTGGTGGGCAGTCTTGATTCCCACTTGGATTTCTCTTTTTATGCTCCTCATCGCTGTGATTGTTCTCTCTTCCACTCGGAAATAAGGGGGATGACAGATGATCTATATTACAGGCGATACTCACAGGGATTTTTCTCGCATTCAGTGGTTCTGCAGAAAGCATCATACAACCACAAACGATGTTATGATTATCCTTGGGGATGCAGGAATCAATTATCTTGGTGATTACCGGGATGATTACTTCAAAAAGAGCCTTTCAAAATTGCCTATTACACTTTTTTGTGTTCACGGCAATCATGAACGAAGACCAAGCGTGGAGCTCGGGTATGAACTCGTGGAATTCCATGGAGATATGGCCTACATGCAGAAGAGCTATCCGAACATCATATTTGCCAAAGATGGTTCGATCTATGACTTTGCTGGTCACAAATGTCTTGTTTGCGGCGGTGCTTATAGCGTAGACAAGTATTATCGTCTTGGCAACGGGCGTCTGTGGTTCTCAGATGAACAGCCTGATGACGAAACTAAGGCGAGAGTGGAAGCGAAACTTGCTTCCCTTAATCACAATGTTGATGTGATTTTATCACACACATGCCCCCTCAAATATATACCAACCGAAATGTTCCTCTCCGGCATCGACCAGAGCACAGTGGATACCAGCACTGAAGAATGGCTCGATCATATAGAGGACAATACGCATTATCACAAATGGTACTGCGGCCACTATCATACCGATAAGGTAATTGATAAAATGCGGTTTTTATTCGAGGACATCATTGCGATTTCTCCTGACGATCAGGAATCCAAATTGGCTGAAAGTGAGGCGAAATCCATTGCTTAAGGCAAAATTGGTCTGTAATGTGTGCGGAAAGGTGTTTGATGAACTGGACGAGCAGGAGGACTTTGGCTTTGACTATCATGTTGGCTACGGTTCCAAGTATGACCTGACACATCTTGAAGCGCATATCTGCATTGACTGTTTCGATAAGCTGATGGACAGCTTTATTCCCGGATGCAAAGTTTCTCCGAACAAGGGAGAATACAAGCTCCGAGGAGAAGTCGATCTCTGTGAGACAGAACTTCTTGCAGAGGACTTTGATAATACATAATAAGCAGTCATAAGGCTGCGGAGGTATTCATGGCAAAACATAACGATCAGGTATTCAAGCGCGTCGTAACGGGCGGCTTGCAAAAGCAACATACCGCAGGAGTCGCGCAGGGTGCATATGCTATGTGTAAGGTTGTTCTTGATAAGGCAACCGACGAAAGCAAAACCGTTGAACAGAGACTGGAAGACGTCATTGCTTTCTGCAAAATCTGCACTAAGCTTGCCGATGGCCAGCCTATTACGGGTGATAAGAAGTGAGCCAGTTTCTTATCTTCCTTCTCGGTATCGATGCAGCGATTGTGTTCGCTGGCCTTTTGCAGCAGCAAAACATGTGGGCATTTATCGTTGCATACTGGCTTATTCTGACAATTAAGAACTTCACAGATCTTGTTGTCAGCAGAAAGAACCGGAAGAATTGAGTTATTGCAGCGCGTGAAATATCGCGCTGCTTTTTCAAGCCCTTTTCAGAAAGATGGTGACTTATGAAGTTTGAAAGAACCCAAGTATGGGGTTTTGAACATGCCTTTCGAGGTATGAGAAATCCGAAGAACAGCTGGCATCTCAGTGACAGTAACTTCTCGGATGATTGTCACTCCGATGACCCAAATCAGCATTGCGAACATTGCAGCTATTTCGACGGCTTTGGTAAGCCCTGTATTCCATATATCGGCCCCAAGGATTTGAAGCTCGCACAAACTCTCATTAAGGGGGGCAGTGAGCATCGTAAGTTCCTCCGCCAGATTTTTGTGTCTGTTGATATTACGGCACCTCTTTATTGGTGGAAGGAATTCGATACATATAAGGTTGGCACTACTGCCAATTCCACCTCAACAATGCACACCATTCATACGACTCCCATCACGATTGATTGCTTTGAAACGGATGACTTCTGCAAAGGTCTTGATATGATTGACGAAGCAAGTCTCAGCATGAGAGTCGATAACTTTATCGATGACCTGGAACAGCTTCGTCAGCTCTATCTGCGTTATAAAGATACGGACAAGAAGCTCGCCAAGAAGTATTGGAAGGAGCTGATTCGCTGGCTGCCTGAATCCTGGCTTCAGATGCGTACCGTTACGCTGACATACGAGAATATTTTTGCTATGACTCGTCAGCGCAAAGGCCATAAGCAGAATGAATGGTCTGGCAAAGATGATCCGACCTTGGTTCATTTCATGGCATGGGTCAAAACGCTGCCCCTTGTAGACGAATTGATCTTCGTCAAGGAGCCTGTTCAGAAGCAGCACGCAAAGGTAGTTTGCATCTCTGGTCAGGCAAGAGCCGGTAAGGATACAACGGCTGACATGATGAAGAGAGAACTGGAAGAAGAGTGGAACCATCGTGTTCTCACGATTCATAATGCTGATCTTCTCAAATTCATGTGTAAGTCCCTCTTCGGTTGGGATGGTCAGAAAGATGAGAAGGGTCGTCATGTTCTGCAATATGTTGGTACTGACGTAATTCGTAAGCAGGAACCTGACTTCTGGGTTGCCTTTATCATTAAAGTTTTGAAGCTGTTTCCCAATGAATGGGATTATGTGCTTATTCCCGATGTAAGATTCCCGAACGAGATCAGTGAATTGAAGAAGGCTGGATTTGATGTCCAGCATATACACATCACTCGTCCTGTCGAAAACGACCTTACCGAGGAACAGCGCAACCATCCTTCTGAGACAGCTCTAAAAGACGTGGTTCCCGACGAGACTATCGTAAACAATGGCAACCTTGATGATCTGAATCAGTGCGTCATCAATATGGTCAGCAACTGGAGTCATGAGGATCAGGAGCCTGCCGCATGAGGAGTTTCGATATTCTGATCGACATGGACGATACGCTTGAGTCGCTTGTGCCCGCTTGGGTACAGTGGCTCAATACGTCTCATGGACTTAATGTCGATCCTGAATCTGTTACAGAATGGGATATGAGCATTGCTTTTCCAACTCTTGCAAAAGAAGAAATTTTTGCTCCTTTGTCTTTGAGAGAATTCTGGAAAACAGTAATGCCAAAGCCAGGCGCGGTTGAATATGTAAAAAGACTTATTGACGATGGGCATCATGTTTACATTTGCACTGCGTCGCACTACAAAGGCTTACAGGACAAGATGGAGCTTGCGTTATTTCGGCATTTCCCATTTCTCAAATGGACGGATGTAATCGTTGCTCATAACAAGAGCATGGTGCGTGGTGATTTCATCATCGATGATGCGCCGCATAACCTCATGAATTGGAATAGCGATATTTCTCAGCCGTTCCTGATGGATGCTCCACATAATCGAGCCAATCATGAGAGTAAATGGATTCGCGTGCATACATGGAAAGAAGTCTATGAACGAATCTCAAAAATCACGCAGCATTACGATGAAGCCTATGAGCAACTTGCAAGTGCCCCAATACACAGGGAGGAAGTAGCTCATGTATGACATGGTTCTTAATTTGATTCCGCGTGACATTCACCAAAGAATCACGGCTTCAGGAATTTCTCAGCGACTTGGAATCAAAGGCGCTGAGGTCAGACGGTATATCAACCAGATGCGAAGCTCTGGTATTCCCGTCTGTTCGGATCAAAAGGGATATTATATTTCCAGTAATGAGGAACATGTGAAAACACAAATTGCCTCTATGGAAAATCGTATCAGCGCTATGCAGAATGCCATCGGCGGATTAAATCTATTCTTGTCGGGGCAAGGCGCTTATATCAATACATAACAGGAGGCTCAAAGTGGTAACTGAAATCAAGAAAAGGGATGGCAGGGTTGAGCCATTCAACAAGCACAAAATCATCGAAGCAATTGGTCATGCTATGAAGCGTGCTGGTCAAAACAGCCCAGAAATTGTTGAGAAAATTGCAGATGAGATTGCAAATTTCCCCGCAGATATTCTGGAAGTTGAGCAGATACAGGATATGGTTGAGATGAAGTTGATGAAATCTTCGCTCAAGCAGACGGCCAAGGAATACATTACATACCGTGAAAAGCGCAGTCAGGATCGAGAACGCAATAGCAAGATCAATCGGCAGATTGAGAATGTAATCTGCGGAACCAATGTCCAGAACTCCAATGCCAACATTGATGAAATCAGTTTCAGCGGCAAGAAGTTTGAAAGCGCAAATATCCTGCACAAGAACATTTCTCTGAATGCCTTTATGCGACCTGAAACCTCTCGGGCGCACCGTGAATCAAGAATCTACATTCATGACCTTTCTGAATACGACATCGGCAGCCACAACTGCCTGTTTGCTGATCTGAAGCTACTACTGGGTCAGGGGTTCAGCACCCGAAACGGTGATGTCCGTGCGGCGAATAGTTTCTCTACTGCCTGTCAGCTTGTCGCTGTTATTTTCCAGTGTCAGTCACAGGTTCAGTTCGGAGGTGTTGCTTCCGCCCATATCGATTATGATCTTGCGCCCTATGTGAAGAAGAGTTTCTACAAGCACTTTAGGGAAGGCGTCAAGTATCTGGTCACTGAGGAAGAGAAGCAGGCAATTCGTCTCCCCGATGATTGGTACGATACCTGTATTAAGACGATGGCAAGCATCGAACATCCGAACTTCAACGCTTTCCCCAAGGCAAAGCAGTATGCAATGGATATGCTGGAGAAGGAAGGACGGCAGGCCGCTCAGGGACTGTATCATAATCTGAACACCCTTGAATCACGCGCCGGCAGTCAGGTTCCTTTTTCTTCTATCAACTTTGGCACTGACACTTCTCCTGAAGGCAGACTCGTTACGCGCTGGATGCTGGAGGCAAGCCTCGCAGGTATCGGCAAGTATAATCTGACCTCAATTTTCCCGATCTCTATCTTCAAGTACAAGAAAGGCGTTAACGATAAGCCTGGTACGCCGAACTATGATCTGCGTCAGCTTGCTGAGAAGTCTTTGTCTCATCGTATCTACCCTAATATCGTCAACTGCGATTTCTCACAGAATGAAGAAACTCCCGGTGATCCTGACACGGAATGCGCAACGATGGGATGCCGCACCATGATGGGCAGAGATCGTCACGGCCTTGGATATTCCAAGATCGGTCGCGGCAATGTTTGCCCGACTACCATGAATCTTCCCAAGATCGGTATTCGTCATGGCATCTGCTTGGGCGAACGTAAAGTTGCGGATATTGCAGGATTCTGGCAGGAGCTGGATGAGGTACTCGCGTTAACCGAAACCTCTCTGGTTGACCGCTTCTATCATATCTGCGCCCAGCCCGTTCAGTGCGCTCCATTCATGTATCAGAATGGTACGGTTGCGGATTACAAGGAAGCCAATTTCAAGGGCGTCTATGAATCTATGAAGCACGGAACGCTCGCAATGGGCTATATCGGCATTGCTGAAATGTGTCAGGCTCTGTTCGGAAAAGATCACTCTGAAGATCCGAAGGTTCACGATTTTGCTCTGTCTGTCGTTGCGCACATTTATCAGTGGGCAAAGGATGCTTCTGAGCGCCACAATCTGAACTTCGGTTGCTATGCAACCCCGGCAGAATCCTTGTGCCGTACCTATGCGAAAGCTCTCAGAGATGAATTTGGTGTGCTTCCGCATATCACTGACAGGGAGTATATCACCAACAGCCATCATGTGCCTGTATGGCAGAAGGTTTCTATCAATAAGAAACTGGAAACTGAAGCGCCCTTCTGCAAGTACGCTACTGCTGGCTGTATTACATATATCGAATTGGAATCTGCTGTTATGCAGAACCAGAAGGCAATTGCAAGCATCGTTGATTACGCAATGTCTCTGGATATTCCATACCTTGCCTTCAATTTCCCGATTGATACCTGCCTGAAATGTGGCTATCAAGGAGAAATCGAATATAACTGTCCGCGTTGTGGCAACACCGAAATCCAGCGTCTGCGCCGTGTTACCGGCTATCTGACCAGCGATTTCAGGAGATTCAATCAGGGCAAGATTGCAGAATGCTTGGATAGAGTCAAGCACAGCAACTATTCCTCCTTCGCGCAAGGCGGTGCCTAATGGCAAATATCGTCGGCATCAACTTTGAATCCATCGTTGATGGCGATGGCGTTCGGGTTGTGATTTTCTTCAGCGGATGTAATCATCATTGCAAAGGATGTCACAACCCGGAGTCTCACGATTTCAAAACCGGCAAATCATTTGGTTCTGAGATTCAGGAACAGATTGCAGAATACGTCAGAGAGACGCCTTTTGTTTCGGGCGTCACATTAAGCGGAGGAGATCCGATGTATTCAGCAGATTCTATCATCCCGTTCATCAAAGAACTGAAAGAGCTGTCGCCTGCATCTACGGTGTGGGTATATAGCGGCTTTACTTACGAAGAAATCATCGCAGATCCTTCGATGCGCGAGCTTCTGGTCATGTGTGATGTGCTCGTTGACGGGCCGTTTATCTTAGATCAGAGAGATATTACGCTGAGTTATCGCGGAAGCCGCAATCAGCGGATCATCGATATTCAAGAAAGTCAAAAAGCTGGAAAAATCGTGCTTTATCAACCTTGATACCTTTCATAAAACGAACATTTTATAGGAGAGATACCATGAAATCGAAGTATGTAGTGCTCCGTGAGGATAGCTACGATGTCACTAACGGTCATTCTTCGTACAGCAAGGTGAAAACCTTCCGAAACGAAGCAGAGGCGTTGGCCTTTATTTCCGATCCAAAGAACCTTCGCATGTATGGCGAGCTGTTCCTCGAATGCCGCAGCTATGATGGATTGACCTACGAATGGGATACCAGCAAGCAGGAGTGGATCTTGCGATGAAAAGCATAAAGTTGTGCAGTACAGCTACCTTCTCTTGCAATAATACAATTATTCATCCAGACCTGTTATATCAACTTGCTTATGGGCACAAAGCAAAGATTTGCAAATTTTTCCTCAAGTATCCATTCGGAATCTCTTTATTAAGGAAATGCTCCGAGCAGGAGCTTCTTTTTCTGATGCCTAACAATGTCAAGCGCAGATTGGGATTCCCAATGACCAGAGTAGCAAAGCGTGGATTGCGTTCGCGTGAATATAAGAATCATCGCAGAAAGGCTTTGGCGTACCAGTATGTCTACGAATGGGTTGAGCAAAACGTCATAGTACAATTCAATGAAGCAATCAAAGAACGATTCAGCGATCTGATTGAAATAAAGGAAATCTGAGATATGGATAGGACGGAGCATATCCTGTCTCTCTCATACGGCAAGGACAGCCTTGCCTGTCTCGGTGCAATAGAACAACTTGGTTGGCCGCTGGATCGGATTATCCATGCAGAAGTATGGGCAACCGACACCATTCCGGCTGATTTACCTCCGATGGTCGAATTCAAGGCAAAAGCCGACGAAATCATCAAAAGACGTTGGGGCATTGAGGTTGAACACTATGCTGCCGAAGGCAGAGAGAGAGAGAGAGAGAGAGAGAGAGCTACGAGTCCATGT